TCGGATAAATGCCGGGGAACAAACGCTTACCGCACGTTCGTTGAGAGGTGCGGAGGTAGGGATGGGTTCAACAAGGTAAACCGGGAGAAGCAGCGCGAATACAGGACGCGAGACGGCGTTCAGGAAAAGGCTCGTGTCTATAAAAGGCGCTGGGTATCAGGAGCACACGAACTACAGGCTGTGGCAAAATGCAAAGGCGAGGGCGCGCAAATACGGAGTCCCGTTCACCATATCGCCGGATGATGTTGTCGTTCCCAGCCACTGCCCTCTTCTCGGCGTCGAAATCAAAGTATCTCCCGGCCGGTTTTCTCCGTCATCACCCTCGTTAGACAGGATCGTCCCGGATAAGGGCTATGTCCCGGGTAATGTGATGGTTATAAGTTTCAGGGCCAACACGATAAAGAGCGATGCGGAACCCGATGAAGTTGTTTCTCATAGCGAATAACCTGCGGCGTATTTTGGGTGACAAATGACACGTAAACCAACAGGCGAACCCATCGACACCGGCACCGCCGAGTTCAACCGTCGCCGTAAGGTGGTCCCTATCAAGATGCGGGCGAGCGTGCTGGTCAGGGTGGTGGACAGCACCGCCATCGACCGGGCGCTGATGAACGCGCATGTCGATCCCGAACAGCACTCGGTACTGGTCGCATTCTCAAACGACTGTTTCATCGCGAGCATGCTCGGGCCCCGGGCGCAGGACTACGGCAAGCCAATGGGGACCGGCGCGCGTCACGACATCGGCGAGCGCGAGGCAGCGGCGCGTCAACGTATCGGCCGGGCAATTGATCACGTGGACGCGACCAGCGGCAGGCCGGTGAGGGAGAGCCTCTTGCGGATGGTACTCGAAGACAGGGACATGCTGGCCGCCGACGTCCTGTCAGTGGCGCTGTCTCTTGTTGAATTTTACAGAGGTCTCAGGCCGACCCCGCAACGGGCATCACAAGCAGGTTGAACAGGTCTTTGCTGGCCTCGACCTCGTTCGGGTCGGCACCGATCTCATCCAGCTTGATCAGCGCGCCGTCATAGATCAGGCCGGGCACGTCGAGTTCCCCGGATCCACCCCGCAGCGCCGCGTCCCAGAACATGCGTGTCTGGAGAACCACGGACCCGATGCTCCCGATCTCCAGTGACTTGTCACAGAGTTCTGTGGTGGCGCAGTCGTTGACGGTCTTGACGCACGCGTCGTGTTCGGGCGTGCCGGGAACACGACAGCGGTGGTCCTTGCTTTCGAGCGTGTTGCGTGTGTGTAAAGTTATTCCGACAATCCATTTGGCCAGAAACGTGCAGGCCTCGATGTAGATATACCCGGGCTGGCCGGGAACCGCGCGCTTGATGGCCCGGCGTAGCTTTGTGATTGTGATTTTCTTCGGCATGCGCGTGACCCGGGCCGGTGGATCCGACCCGGGCCATTATGATTAGTTCGTGCGCCGTTTCAAGGCGGCGACTTCGTGCATGTAGTGGGTGACGTGCTCCGGGCTGAGCCAGCCCAGAACGTCGTCAACCTGAACGGCATGCCCGTCGGGGTGCTTCAGCGTCTGGTCGTAGCACAGGCTGTAGTCCAGCCCGACGCTGCGCAGGATTGCCAGCTCGTAGAACCCATCGGGTCCGCCGTATGAGTTCGGCCCACGGATGACGCTGACGGCATAGCCGTTGTCGAACTTATGGATCGCCCGCTCGCCGCTAGGGTCGGCGGGGTGCCTGCTGAATGTAAGTGTCTGAAAGCTCGGCCTCGAAGTCTGCTTCACGTCGGTCATTGTACTCCTCCACTGTCTCAAGATTTTCGTAGTAATAAATCACGTCATCGACTGCCTTGATGGTCGAGCCGACCATCGAGATAAACACGGCAGCGATGAAGCAGATCAGCACGCACCAGAGCATGCCGCCCGCCACCGAATCCCAGAAGCGATCCATCAGGGACCGCCTCCCCCAGCCACCGCGGGGACGCTTGATGGCCCGGCTCACTGCGTGCCTGCCACAACGAACAGGATGAACAGCGCGACGATCATGTCGAAGATGAACGCGATAACCCCGAAGGTGATCCAGTAAATCTGTTTGATCTTTCTCATTCTTTCTCTCCTCTGCGCCGCTTGATCGCGGCTTTGTGTTTGTACCGTACATAAATTAACAACAGGCTAACGGGCCGGGACCACCCGGCAAGTAAATGGCAGGCGCAGGGTGGCTGCGACCCGCCCGGCTAGGTCTTCGCTGGCGAAGGCGTTGACTGTTGCCCGTTTCGCGAGCGCCTCCCGGATCAGTGTGGCCTGCGCGGCCTGCCGCTCGGGCGGGATGCCCGCCTCTGGTTGTAGTGTGAACATTAACCCTCCCAAAAAAGAGGGGGCGCTAGCCCCCTCGTCGCTGTCAGAAGTAGAGCGGGGTGCACCGCTGTGTCGTCGCCTCGAAGGGCAACTTCATTGCCCTGATCGCCGCCTTCGCTGCGGCCTCCGTCTTGTATTGGTTGCGCCGCCCCTTTGCTTTGTGCCGGGCACCGATCTCGGCCTGTTGCTCGGCACGTTCCGCCTTCCGGCTGTATTCCTGAAAAGAAATCGGGCTCTCGATCCTGAAGAAGTCGCGTCCTGCATTGATCATGTGGTCCTCCGTTGGTCTCGTCACGAGACCCCTGAAATGTAAACAACTAATTGCCAAAAGTAAACAGGACAAATTGTCGCAGGTAGATCATGTTTGAGTGAAACGTGACAGGGATTTCCGTCACGTCTCGTTAGTATTAATACTTTCGAGAGCCGCCGCCGGTGTTACCGGGTCAGCTTTCTCGTGCCGTGGATCACGACCTGCCGCGCGGTCCAGCTCAGCGCGGTCTCTGGCTTCGCGCCGAAGCCCCGGATATTCGTGCCCCGGTACCGGCCGACGTACCCGGTCTGCGGCGTGTGCTTGTTGGCCCCGCTCTCGTGGTAAATAATTTCGAAAAGGTCGTACTCCCCGATCTGGTCAACGAGCTTAGCGCGCGCGATGAACCGGCGACCGATGACCCCGCCGCCCACGGCTTCGGCGTGCTGCTTCCAGAGCACGCTGATGTTGCACACGGATCCGGGTCTGGTTGATGGCAGGATGCCGGAGTGCTTGCCTAGCGCGACGTCAACCATCACATCGGCCGCATGCCGCGCGTCGAGGATCCTGTCGGCGACGGGGTTGTACACGGCGCGCTCGCGCAGGATCGCGCGCGACCGCCGGATGGTTTCGCGGCAGCCCCAGATCAACTTCAGGCACCCCTTAAACCACGACTGATCGTGATCAGGCAGCGGCGGCCAGTAATCGAGGTCAGTGAACTCATACCCACTCGATGACGCCGTAATGTTCTTCTTGAACGCATCCCGGAACCGGCGGACATCCTCGCTGGGTAGTTGCTGGGTGATGACATTGAGCTGGGTCCGGATCTTGTTTTTCAGTGACCGGATGGCATTCACGTTGTTGAGGCTCATTGGTGTCTCCTGTTTTTGTTAGATGTTACGATCATTTTTTAGCGTGCTGCGAGCGCAGCGGATGGGGCAGGGAGTTACCCTGCCCACACCGCTAGGCTCAGATGTCGGCCGTGTTGATAGTGATCACGGTGCCGTAGGAGGGCTGTTGCGCACAACCCGTGCGGGCATCGACGGCGACCCAGATCAGGTCACGGTCGAAGTCAGGTGCGGGCGGGATGCCTGCTTCGAGATCCGTGAACACCAGCACCCGGTCACCCGGCAGCCAGTGCTCTGCGGCGAAGCTAAGCGCCGCGTGGAACGAGGTGCCACCGCCAGCCTCGTAGCGGTACTCGATCAGCTCGCCGGGCCCGAAGACCTCGGGCTCGTGTACGTTGTGATCGAATGGCGCGACGATGACGCTATCGGGAGAACGTCTCGCCGATGATGGCGTTCAGCTCAGCGACGTAGGCGTGCGTCACTGCCTCGCTGATTGATCCTGACTTGTCGATCAGGACGATCAGCTTGCCAACCCCATCGCGTACCGGGGCAGGCATGCGCCACGTGCTCAGGCGGCGCGGCAGCCGGGCGTAGGTGTATTCCCGGATGTTCGCGCCCTTGCTCAGCGTGTTGCGCAGCACCGCGCGCCAGTCCACCCGGCTCGTGGACAGGTTGGAGACAGCCTTGCGCAGGCTGTCGCTGGCGGTCCCTGCCATCGTCGCCTCGTGCAGGGCGCGCTGCGTCAGCTCGGCGGCCTCGGCGATCACGCGGTCAGCCTCCTCATCGGAGACGTCGGCGGGCTCGACCTGACCCCAGCCCTGAGCGAGACCAGCCAGAGGATCCTGTGGTTTGTCACCGGAACCTTCGGGCTGCTTGTCGTCCGGCGCAGAACCCTCACCTTTGCCGCCGGGCTGTTCGCCGTCGGGCTCCGGCGCAGAACCCTCGCCTTTGCCGCCGGGCTGTTCGCCCTCGGGCTTGTCCTCGGGCTTGTCCTCGGGCTTGCTCTCGGGCTTGCTCGGCGGCGCGTCTTCCTGCATCGCGTTGTAGATTTCTTCCCACGACGCGTGCCGCAGGGCCTCGATGCGTGCGGCGGGCCACTTCAGCTCGGCCCCGACCTTGTCGATGGTGACGCAGTCAGCCGGTGGCCGACCGACACCGTCGTCGATCAGGATCTGGTTGATTGCGCAGTCCATCGCGATGTTGCACCGTGTCCTGTCGCGGTTACCGAACCTCACGTGATGCGCGAGCAGCGGGTGGAAGGCCTCGTGGGCCAGTACGAATTTACGCTCTTGCGGCGTCAGTGTTTCGAACCACGCCTCGCAGACGTACAGGTTCGCCTTCTCGTCTACGCCCGCCGTCCCCTCGGGCAGCGTGATGATCTCGCGCTGCATCAGGGCGGATGCGTAGAACCCGTGATCCCGCATGAGCTGGACCAGCGTGGCTCTCGACCGGCGCGAGGTTGCGCTGGCCGATCACGGTGCTGGTAATTTTTCGGCGGAACTGTATCAGCCGCCGCTGGATTGTAGCTTGTCATTGTAGCCTCCTTTAGCTGCTAGTGCAGCGGGGAAGGCCCGCCTCGCGGCGGGCCCTCTGGCGCTAAACTAGGCGGACGTTTCCGGCGTTGAGCCAGTCACGGTAGGCCTGATGCTGAACGTAGTGCTGCTTCTCAGCGTCAGGTGCGGCGGCGTCGCGGTTCACGAGACTTTTTACGAAAAATATCTCGATCTCCTTGCTGGGCAGCCGCGACACGAACTTCAGTGCGTTGCCGAAGGTCCGGCGGTCAACGAGCTGGCTCAGCAACAGCGCAGTCACGTACTGAAGCTCGCGGCGCTCAGGCACGGCCACCGCGTCGGGCGTGGTCAGGATCTCCCGGACGTTGCCGATCTGGCTCCTGAGCTTACGGAAGCCGTTGAACGCGGCCGCCTGTTCGACACCGACCTGCCCGGCGATTGCCTCTGCCTCGATCTCATACGGCAGGCCGAGACCCACCGTCTGGGACACCGCGTCCCAGCTCCGCGGCGTGGGGTTAACATCGCGCTGCGGGTCGTAATTGTGCAGGGCCTTCTCGCCCGCATAGTCTATGTAAAACGTCACCGCTGGGTCGATCCCGGCCCCGGCAGCGTGCTCGACCCAGTCATCCTTGCCCACCTGCAGGCCCACAACCGTCAGGCGGTTGAGGTACTGGCCGGGCAGACGCGTCGAACCAGCGCGCGATTTCGCCGGGTTCCACGCCGAGACGATGGTCGTGAACCGTCCGATTTCGTGGTCACCTGCACGGCGGTCGAGGTGCAGGTTGGCGCAGGCGTTCTGCATCGACAGATGGGCCTGCCCGATTTCGTCGAGAAGCAGGACCCGCTTGTCGTCGCCTTCCGGCAGGAAGCGCGGGCGAAGCCACCCGGCATACTGACCGTCTGCGAACATGCCACCCGACAGGTCCGTCGGGTCGCGCATGCTGGCGAGGAAGGTCTGGGTGTATACCCGGACTTGCGGGCGGCCTGAGCCACCAGCGACGACTTGCCGATGCCCGGCTCACCCTCGACGCCGACGCGGATGTAATCCAGCGCCGGGCCATTGCGCAGGGCGACCTGCTCGTTGTGCCGGATGACGCTGGTGAGGAACGCAGTGAAAGCCTTAGGACGCATTGCTTAGTCTCCTTTTTGTTTCTGTGATGTTCGGCCATCATCAGGCTGCACGTTATGCAGCGACCGGATTAACATCCGGTTTCGGCCTTGTAAATTAGTGACTTCCGTCTGTCAACTCAGGCGGGGATAAGGTGGAGAGGTCACCCTCCCCACCGCGATTACCTGAGGAGCGCCGACATCAGTCCCGACGCTTTGGTAAGTGCATCTGTCCGGATAGTATCGGACAGTTTCAGGTGCTCGGCGTCTACCGCGCCCAGCGCTTCCATCTCGGCGCAGACCTTGTCAAACTCCGCGTCACCCAGAAAATTGAGCGACCGGCATATCCCAGCAATCTCACGGACATTGCTGACCGTAGACTGCCAGAACGCGCCCTCGGTCCGGATCCCGGACGGCGCGGTCGGATCCGCCACCTGCTTGTACCGGCCGACCGCCTCGACAAAGCGCTGCAGGACCGCAATGGCGCGGTCCCGGGCGTCTTGCTGGCTTTCCCTGAAGGTTGCCCTCGATCTCAGCCTGCAGGTCCAGCCGCATCGCGGCAGCCTCATCGGCAGCCAGCGCAAGGCGGAAGTCTTCGTCAACGTCGGCGACGGGCATGAACCCGACGCGGCAGTCGAACAGGCTGCGCACCTGATCTTCGTCCGGCCATTGGTGTCCGACGTAGGACTGCAGCCCGTTCAGCCGTGCGATGGCCTCGGCGCGGATCGTCGCATACTGGCCGACGAAGCGGTCAACCGTGGCCCTCCCATTCGCCGACGGCAGCGGCCAGTTCCGCCTCCACCTGCTTCACCGCGGGCATAGGGCAGGATCCTCACACCGGCGGCTGCCCACGGCGCGCTGTAGTGTTCAACGACGCGGCGCACACGCTGGGCGTGCTTCGCGAGGGGCTTGAGGTAGTCCTCAGGTACCAGCCGCACGACCGCGTTGACGGTGCGGTCGGAGGCTCCCTTGTCCCGCCTCGACCTCGGCGGACAGGCCGCGCGATGTCTTTTTGAAGGACGGGGTTCTCGATGCGCGACGTACACAAGGCACGCGCGCGACTGCAGGTCCATCTTTGTCATGTCTTAGTCTCTCATTGGCTGCGCTAGTGCAGCGGGGAAGGCCCGCCCTAAGGCAGGCCCTCTGACGCTAGACTAGCTCACGAGATCGACCCACGAGGTATCGACCGCGTTGCGTTGCTTTTCGATTTCGATATGCGCGGCGCGCAGGTCGATGAAGCGTGCGGCGTCTGCCAGCACGTCACGGCGGGATGTCCCCGGGTCCAGTACTGAGATGAAATGACCGGCCTTGTCGTGCACCCGGCCGCGCCAGCACGGCGCGCGTGTGTTGGATCCACCGGCCCCGGCTGACACCTGTGAAGGTGTCAACGCCTCGCCAGACGGTCACGACGCAGTCGCCGATGATGGCCTTGTAGGTGTCGGTTGCCACCTTCGTCACTGGTATTTTCGTCATGTTTGTCTCCTTGTTTGTTGGTCTCATCAGGCAGCGCCTTACGCTGCGACCGGGTTAAGCCCCGGTTTCGACCTTGTATGCAGCCACCTGCAGGACGGCGGCCTTTCTTTCGCCTCTGGCAAGATACTGAGCCTCCTCAGGCTCCTCAGTCAGGAATGCCTCCCGGATGTCGGTCGTGAACACGTTGTAGTTGGTCAGGTAGTGCGGCACGCCGCCGATCTTTTTCGTGATCGCGTATTGCCACCGTACCCCGGCGGCACAGGCTGCTTCGATCAGTGCGACGGCCAGAAAAATTGTTCCGTTGTTTTGCATTTTCGTCTCCGTTGGTTTCGACCTGCCTCGGTCTCATCAGGCACGCGGCATCAGCGTGCTACCAGCCCAGCCGCCTTTGGAGCGGCTGGTACCCCTGCGGCGAGCCGGGCATTGCACGACGTCTGTGCAATCTCCCCGGCGACTTATGCCCCTCGTTTCCGTGGGCTGCGCGCAACACCGGAGAACCGGTGGCAGGTGGCTTTCCGCAGGTGACTCTCGCGTGCCTCTCGGCAGGCTTTCCCCCTGGTGGGTGCAGGCTCGCGTGGGATCCACGGTCTCGGCCAACCCTAGCTGCAACCCGGTCCCTGTAATCCCGCCTGTCGGCTAAACAGTCCGTCGCTGCAACGAGATCAGAACTTAGGGCAGGTCTTGCCAAAACTCAACAGGGTATAGATGCGGCAGGGTGTCGCACCCCTGTGCAGGTCTGGAATGTCAGTGAAATCAGACAGATACCAATGGAACGACCGCGCGGGGCGGGGTATGCTGCGCAGGTAAACGCTGGCCGGGACAGGCAGCGCAGGCAGATGAGGTGCAGGATGACAGCGCGGAAACGCAGGCAGGACGCGGCAGACAGGCTGCAGGGGATCGTGGATGATGCTAGCAACAAGTTACTAGTACTGAAGGGGCCAAAGCGACGGCTCACTGGAGCCGGAGCGCGAGACATTGAGGGGCAACCCGTCAACCTAGGCAACCTCACGGCAAGGCAGGAAGTGATGGCTGAGGCAGTAGCCAGCGGCCGGACAGGCATCGACGCCTACCGCGATCGCGTTTGATTGCCCGACAGCCAGCGACAAGACGGTGGGCAGGAAGGTGAGCAGCCTAATGGGTAAGCCAGCCTTCAGGCAGGCTGTGGAGCGGCACAGGCAGCGGATAGCAGAAGAGTATCAGCGGGTGTTCCATCGGACCGCGCGCGACATCACGGCGGCGTTGTGGCGGGAAGCGGAGAGCGGGGAAAATGGCGGAGCGGTGCGGGTGCGAGCGCTTGAACTACTGGGGAAGGATCGGGGCATGTTCTCCGAAAAGGCGCAGAAATCCGAGGGTAAAACGCTTTCGAGTGAGGAAGTGGAGCAGCAGATTCGGGGAATGTTGGAGACGTATCTCGGAGGAAATGCCTTGATTATCAACGACTTAGAGAAGAAGTGAATGGTTAGAGACACTAACCAATCCCAGAGAAAAATGGCGGAAATCAGCCATTCCTCCTCCTTTTGACCCCACCCTCCCCCGACCCCCCCTTTTTTCAGTCGGGTCCCCCGCGATTCTCCTACATGCGACCAACCACAAACAAAACAATATTTCAAATCCACGCAATAAAATGCATCCCCATCACCTACCCCCACCCCCTCGATTTTCTGCCGTTTCCAGCGGGTCCCATCCGCGCAATTTCTGCCCCATACCCCATACAAATTTTGAGAAGCCCCTATTGACACTCCATAAACAGCTTGTTAAGCATCGGTTCTCGCAGCGTGTGCTGCGTGCTGATGGAGACTGATATGGAAACGAACAACCGCAGGACGGCGCAGGACGTCATCCGCGTCAATGAACTTCTCCGTGGGGCGCTGGTGCAGCGTCAGGACGGCCTCTACTCCTACATAAACGGCCTGAACGATATCATGATCGCCGAGTCCGCCGGGGTGCCCGCCTCGACCGTCCGCGGGATCCGCAAGAGCGTCTACGGTCGTGTGCGTGGCTGGGAACGCCGCAAGCGCACCACCACGGTCCCGCCCGTGACGGACTTCGGCAAGCGTCTCGACGAGATCGAGGCGAAGCTGGACGCGGCACTGTCCATCCTGAAAACACTGGTGTAGCTGTGAATTGCTGCAAGTGCACCCGTCCGGCCTCACTACGGCTGGACGGGTCAGTGTACTGCGGTGATCATTACCCCCTGTACGAGGACAGCAATGCTAACAACGGAACAGGCCGCGGAGGCGTGGTCAACCCTCAGGCGAATGTACGTGCAGGCGGACAACACGTCCGCCAGCAGCTACCGGCTGGTAGCGGAAAAGTACGGCGTTACACCTGAAGAATTACATGAAGCGATTGTGAAATACAAAAAAGAGAAGCACCGGGTGTACATGCGCGGATACATGCGCAGGCGTCGCGGTAGTCAGAAAGTGGGTTAGCAATGATGCGGTGGGGTCAGATGATAGGAGCTAGCATTATGAGTTGTGATCTCGTTGAAATCCGTCTGAACAACGGTCTGGTGATCAGCCTGCACGACGACGGGCACGCGGGGTGGTTCCGCGACCGTAAGGTGACGGAGCGCGAAATGTGGGAGCGTATGGCCCACCTGATCCAGAACACGGACTTCGAGGCCGTAAAGAGCCTCTACGGTTCAGTGTCTTCTGAGCCGCCGGTCACGCTGCGTCGGCTGGAGCCGCGCAAGATCGAGAGCAAGTAATGGGGAAGCCGAAGCCCCCGGGGGTTAAGTGGACTTCGGCACGCGACGGGTTTCTGATGAAGCTCGTCGCGGCGGGCCTGAACCGGGAAGTGATAGCTGCGAAGCTGTCCGCCCGGTTCGGGCAGCGTTTTACCAAAAACGCAGTCATCGGCAGGTCCAACCGGATCAAGGCGGCGGCGGAGAAGAAGCCCGGAGTTTATTACAGGATATCGGACGCGAAGCCTCGCGTCGCCGCGGTACCTAAACCAGACAGCGTCGGCAACCCCGGCGGCTGTCAGTATATGGCGGGAGAGCCAAATGAGAGACAGTTCTGTGGCAAGCAAACGGTCGCCGCGCTTCGTGGTGGGCCCAGCGCGTGGTGCGAGACGCACTACCGCGCTGTCTACCAGAAGATTGACGCCAAAAAAGCAGCGGCTGCTGGACATTATGACGGCATACGTCCGTTCAAAAGGCTACCCGCCAACGTATAACGAGCTGTCCGAGATGACCGGGTACCCCGTGTCCACGGTGCACCGGTACTGCTCGTACATGACGCACATCGGCGTTCTCCGCACGGAGGACACCGCTGGCCGTAAGTACTGGCCTGTCTGACCACTATGATTAACGGGGTGGAAAAAATATCAATACGTGTTATCCTTCAGGATGGGTAATTTGTCGTCAGGATTTCAGTGGTCAGCAACCCGATCAGCCCTCACCGCCTGACCACCGCTATGCTATCGGCCCTGCCGATAGCCGAGCGGGAGCGGCTGCTTGACCTGCTGAAACAGCTCGAAGACGCAAAGAACAGGGAGAAGGCGAGGACAGACTTCATCGCCTTCACCAAAACGATGTGGCCGGGGTTTATCGCCGGTAAGCACCACCGGATAATGGCTGACGCCTTCGAGAAGGTCGCCACCGGCAAGAGCAAGCGCATCATCATCAATATGGCTCCCCGACACACGAAGTCGGAGTTCGCCAGCTTCTTGCTGCCCGCGTGGTATCTGGGAATGTACCCGGACAGGAAGATCATTCAGGCCTCGCACACCGCCGAGCTTTCTGTGAATTTTGGCAGAAAGGTCAGGAACCTAAGTGGGATCTGATCAGTACCAGACCGTCTTCCCGAACACGCGCCTTCAGCCTGACAGTCAGGCCGCCGGGCGATGGGCGACAGATATGGGCGGCGAGTACTTCGCCGTTGGTGTCGGCGGCGCGCTGGCCGGTAAGGGTGCGAACCTGCTGATCATCGACGACCCGCACACCGAGCAGGACGCCATCTCCGGGATGACGTCGTCTGATGTATACAACAAGGCCTACGAGTGGTTTACCACCGGCCCCCGACAGCGTTTGCAGCCCGGTGCCGCCGTCATCATCGTGATGACGCGCTGGTCGAAGCTGGATCTGACTGGTCGATTGCTCGAAAAAGCATGAAAGACTCAGGCACGTCTGAGTGGGAAGTCATTGAATTACCTGCGATATTGCCGTCTGGCGACCCGCTTTGGCCTGAGTTCTGGACGAAAGGCGAGCTTGAGGCGGTCAAGGCCGACATCCCGGTCAATCGCTGGAATGCCCAGTACATGCAGCAGCCGACCTCCGAGGAAGGCGCGATCATCAAGCGTGAGTGGTGGAAGCTCTGGGACAAGCCCCGCCCGCCGAAGTGCGACAGCGTGATTGTGTCGTGGGACACGGCATTCGAGACCAAATCCCGCTCAGACTACTCAGCCTGCACGACGTGGGGCGTGTTTCAGGTCGAGGGCAAGAACGGGAAGATGCACCAGAACCTGATCCTGCTGGACGCCTTCCGGGAGAAGATGGAGTTCCCGGAGCTGAAAAAGGTGGCCAAAAGGCACTACGACTTCTGGAACCCCGACGCCCTGATTGTCGAAGCGTCCGCCGCCGGTATCCCCCTCATACAGGAGATGCGTGCCTACGGCATCCCGGTCGAGGATCACCGCGTGAGCTGGGCGCGTGACAAGAAGGCCCGCGTCAACGCCATCAGCGACATGTTCCAGTCCGGCTTCGTCTGGTATCCGGACCAGCGCTGGGCGCATGAAGTGATTGAGGAGTGCGCCGAGTTTCCCAACGGCCAGCACGATGACTACGTCGATACGGTATCTCAGGCCCTGCTGCGCGCGCGCAAGGGCGGGCTGCTGCTGGCGTCCGACTATGAATTTGGTGACGTGCCACTCGATGACATGTCCATCCCGTTAAACCCATATTGAGGCCATCATGCCCATAACAAAGATCATGACCCCGTCCGGCTCGACGCCGATCAACCCCACCGAACAGGACGTCGAGATCCCCGATCTTCCGCCTGAACTCTCGGAAATGACCGAGATGGAAGACGGCTCATACATGTTCTCGGAGCCTGAGGACGAGTCGGCTGTTCCTGAAAGTTTTGACCAGAACCTTGCTGATGTCGTGGAAATCGACGAGCTGATGGCACTCGGGTCAGACCTGATCCAGAAGTTTGAGTCCGACAAGCGCTCGCGCGACCCGTGGGAGAAGACCTACAAGGACGGCCTTGATCTACTGGGGCTGAAGGTCGAGGCCAGAACGTCGCCGTGGGCCGGTGCGTCCGGCGTATTTCACCCCGTGCTGGCGGAGGCCGCCATCAGGTTTGAGGCTCAGGCGATGCTTGAGCTTTGCCCGGCGTCCGGACCGGCTGACGTCTCCACCTACGGCCGGGAAGACGGCGAGCGCGTCAAGCGCGCCCTGCGCGTGAAGCAGGAGCTGAACTACCAGACGATGAACAAGATGCACGAGTTCCGCGCGGAGCACGAGCAGATGCTGTTCAACCTCGGACCGGCCGGTTCTGCCTTCAAGAAGGTGTACCGGGACCCGATCACCGGTCGTCCCTGCAGCATTTTCGTTCCGGCCGAGGACTTTGTCATTGCCTACGGCGCGTCTGACCTCATGACCGCGCCGCGCTACTGTCACGTCATTCGCCAACATGCCAATGAAATCAAGAAGTTACAGGCTGTCGGCTTCTACCGTAAGTGCAACCTGCCAACGCCGACCCCGAGTACAGCGAAATCGGGAACAAGCGTGACAAATTGCAGGGCGTCCAATCGCAGGTGGAGTACGACGACCGGCACACCATCCTTGAGTTTCACGTTGACTGCGACATCCCCGGCTTCGAGATGGAGTTTGCGGTACCGTACGTGATCACGGTCGAGAAGCAGTCCGGCGAGGTGCTATCAATCCGCAGGAACTGGCTCGAAGGCGACCCGCTGATGGAAAAGCGGATGCACTTCGTGCACTACCTGTACTTGCCGGGATTGGGTTTCTACGGCACCGGGCAGATCCACATTCTCGGCGGCCTCGCGCGCGCGTCAACCTCGATTTTGCGCCAACTTATCGACGCCGGAACCCTGTCGGTGTTGCCTATGGGATACAAGGCCCGGGGCTTCCGCGTGAAGCAAAACGACCAGCCGCTGCGCCCGGGCGAGTTCCGCGACTCAGACGCCCGCGGGCGTGCTGCGGGACAATATCTTCGTGATGCCTGCAAAGGATCCGTCGCCAGTGATGGCCCAGATCCTCCAGAACCTCGTCGAGGAGGCCCGCAAGGTGGGCTCCATCGCCGAGATGGATGTCTCCGGCATGTCGCAGCAGGCCCCGGTTGGCACGACGCTGGCGCTTCTGGAGAGAAATCTCAAGGTTATGTCCGGGGTTCAGGCCAGACTTCACGCGTCGATGCAGAAGGAACTCAGGCTGATCGCCGACATCATCGGCAGCACCGAAGGAAACTACGAATACGACGAGCAGCCCTACAACCGGTCCGAGGATTTCGCCGCCGTAGGCAAGGACATCATCCCGGTATCTGATCCGAACGCGTCGATGATGGCGCAGCGCGTGGTCCAGTATCAGGCGGGTATGGAACTCGCCTACAAGTCGCCGGACCTGTACAACATGCCTCTCTTCCACCAGCAGATGCTGGGGTGCTGGGCATCAAGGAAGCCGACAAGATCGTCAAGCTGCCGGAAGACGCCCAGCCGATGGATCCTGTTTCGGAAAATATGGCTATTCTCAATGGCTTACCTGCCAAAGCATTCATCCATCAGGACCATCAGGCTCACCTGCAGGTCCATATGGCGATGGTTCAGGACCCGTCCATCCTAGAGAAGGTTGGCCAGTCTCCGGCCGCAGGCAAGATACAGGGTGCGATGTCGGCTCATATTGCCGAGCATCTGGCCTTTGCCTACCGGTCGCAGATCGAGCAGAAGCTCGGCATCCAGTTGCCGCCTCCGGGCGAGCCGCTGCCGCCTGAGGTCGAGGGCCAGCTTGCGAAGCTGGTGGCCGAGGCCGCGCAGATGGTATTGGCTGAAAATCAGGGCGCAGCCGCCCAGAAGAAGGCCGAGGAGACTGTCAAGGACCCGATCTTCCAGCTCCAGAAGGAGAAGAACGAGAACCAGCGGCTGGAGGTCATGCGCAAGATGCAGAAGGACAAGGCCGAGCAGGTTATGGGCCTCGTGAAAATTATCGCAGATAATGATCAGGAGGTTGCCCGTCTGGCCGTCGAGATGTACAAGGCTAATCAGGGTGTTGACGTCAAACAGGCGACCAACGCCGCCAACGCAGGCATGAAGCTGGTCGATATTATCGCCCGCTCTCAGACGAAACCGGGTGAACCGCAATGATGATGACGCCGTTTGAGGCTATACGGTCGAAACTCCGCGACGAGTTGAACCGCATAACCGACTCGACAATCAACGGATCCTGCGCCGATTTTGCCGCCTACCGGTTTGACTGCGGCACCGCCTACGGTCTGGTGATGGCCGAGGCAATCGTGAAAGAAATCGAAGCCGCCCTCTTCCGCGATGACCGCGAGGAGGATAGGATTGACTGATCTAAGGGCGCTCGCGCTTCGCGCACGCACTCTCCCCTCCTCCTCCGCGAGCCCCTAACTCGCGAGTGTGGCCCGGGCAAACCCGGGGAGCGCCCGCCAAACTCTGTTAGATCTTTCTCCTATTGACCATAGTCAATGGTTAGTGCATAGTAACATCGCGGTACTGTCGCCGCTCAAATGACAGCTTCCTGCAACCTCCGCGCCGCTCGGCCGGGGGATTTTTTGTGCTCAATCCACCACTCACAAGGTGCCAAAAATAAATGAACGTCACGAATCTGGCTGATGCCAGCGTCGAGGCGAAGGCGTCTGCACAGACCCTTCCCCTGCCTACGGGTTATCACATCCTGATCGCCCTTCTAGAAGCCAAAGAAAAGACTGCCGGTGGCATTCTGCTTCCAGAGGAACACGTCTACCGGGAACAGACAGCCTCCATCGTGGGGTATGTGGTTCGCGTCGGTCCTGATGCCTACGTCGATCCGCGGAAATTCCCGAACGGCCCGTGGTGCAAGCAGGGCGATTTCATCCTGTTCAACCCGTACTCGGGAAGCCGGGTAAAGGTTCACGGAAAAGAGTTCCGCCTGATCAACGACGACACGGTACTGGCCGTGATTGAAGATCCGCGGGGGTCGAGCGCGCATGAGCACGTTCAAGAACCCCGAAAATGAGGCCATCGAGGCCGAGGTCAACACCGACAGCGATGCCCTAGCGGGCAACAATATCGTCGTTGATATCGTCGATGACACGCCTGACAGTGACAAGAATAGAGCCCGCCGACCGGACAATGTCGATCCTGACATCCCGGAAGACGACGAAATTCAACAGTACAGCAAGGACGTCCAGAAGCGCCTGAACAAGCTCAAGTGGGAGTTCCACGAGGAGCGCAGGCGCAAGGAAGAGGCTCTCCGACAGACCGAGGAGGCCGCGCGCTTTGCCAAAGCTATGTACGACCAGAACCAGCGCCTTCAAAGCACGGTTCGCGGTGGCGAGCGGGTTCTAATTGATCAAGCCAAAGGTCGCGTTGATGCCGAGCTTGCTCAGGCAAAGGCGGACTACAAGGCGGCCTATGAAGCCGGAGACACCGAGTCCCTGATCCGGGCGCAGGAGAAGATCTCCGAGCTTAAAATTCAAGCCGACCGCGTTGCCAATTACCAGCCTACTCAGTTTGAGGAGCCTCCTGCCATCAGGATGCAGGCTCCCCAGCAGCCGACGCCGCAGCCTGATCCTCTATTCTCGGACTGGCGAACGCGCAACGACCGCTGGTTTGGCAAGGACGATGAGATGACGTCGTTCGCGCTCGGCGTTCACAAAAAGCTCGTCGAGAGCGGGACTGATCCGCGCTCGAAGGAGTATTACAACAAGATTGACTCTCGCATGCGCGAGGTGTTTCCAAACTTCTTCTCGGCAGAAAGGGCGAGTGGCAGCCCCGCACGACCGAGGGGAGCGGGTAACGTGGTAGCCCCCGCCGTGAGGACCAGTGGTTCGTCCGGCGGAAATTCACCGCGCTCAGTGCAAATAACCGCCTCACAAGCTCAGCTTGCTCGCAGACTCGGCCTCACTCCGGAACAGTACGCGGCTCAAGTCTTTAAGGAGAACCAGTAATGACCGGACGTGAACACGATAACCACGACATCGACGATAACGGCGATGATCGCACCCCACGTCAAGGCGAGACCCGCCAGTTTGACGAACGGCAGATGGACTGGCAACAGCCGGGACTTTTGCCGGTACCTGACAAGCAGCCCGGATGGGTGTTCAGGTGGATCCGTATCTCGACGCAAGGCGAGGGCGACCCGACGAATGCCTCACTCAGGCTACGCGAAGGATGGGTTCCGGTAAGGGCGAAAGAACACCCCGAGCTACAGTACCTCTCCACATCGGACCAGAAGTCCCGGTGGAAGGACAACGTAGAGATCGGTGGTCTTGTCCTGTGCAAGATGCCTGAGCGCATGAGCAAGCAGCGTGCTGCCGCTATGCGCGATATGGCGAACCAGCAGATGTCAGCCGTAGATAACACCCTGATGAAAGAGAACGACCCGCGCATGCCTCTTCTCGCGCCCGTGAAGAAGACAAGCACGTCGTTCGGCAACGGGCGAAAGCCCTCATAAACAAAGGAGTTAGCCAATGGCTGCTGTAGCTGCGCCGTACGGGTTCCGTCCCGTCGGTACGGTAAGCGGGGCTTACGCTGGTAAGGTCCGCCTCTTCAAAATGACGAACTCGTACTCCGCGACACTTTTCTACGGTGATCCCTGCACGCTGACTGCGTCAGGCACCGTTGAGCGTCTTGCGGCGACAAACGCTGGCCCCGTGCTCGGCGTCTTTCTGGGTTGCACGTACACTGACCCGAAACTCGGGCCAGAAGACGTGGAACAAGGTTTGGCGCGCGTCGATCACCGCAACCGACAACTACGCTTACGTGTGCGATGACCCTGACCAGATCTTTGCCGTTCAGTCCGCCGTGACTGTGGCTCAGGCGGATCAGGGCCTGAACGCAGGCCTTAGCGCTGTCTCTTCGGGCAGCACGGTAACGGGCATGTCGAATGTTGCCATTACCGGCACCGGCACGACGACGACCCTTCCGTTCCGCATTGTCGGTTTCCAGTCCAACATCGGGCAGGCCATCGGCGACGCGAAGACGGACGTTCTCGTCATGATCAACGCACACCTCTACCGCGCTGCGGTTGTCGGCGTCTAAGGGAGATCTAACCAATGGTAACGACGACAAGAGCACAACTCCTGAAGGAGTTGGTCCCGGGCCTGAACGCACTGTTCGGTCTGGAAATGAAGCGGTATCCCGACGAGCATGCCGAGATCTACGACGTCGAAACGTCCGAACGGGCGTTCGAGGAAGAGGTCAAGCTGGCTGGCTTTGGCGCTGCCCCGACGAAGGACGAAGGGGACATGATCTCCTGACGACACCGGTCAGGAAGCGTGGACGGCCCGCTATACGCACGAGACCATCGCGCTGGGCTTTTCGATCACCGAAGAGGCAATCGAAGACCAGCTCTACGACAGTCTCGCGGCCCGCTACACGAAGGCCCTCGCTCGCGCGCTGGCCTACACGAAGCAGGTCAAGGCTGCGTTCCCGCTGAACAACGGCTTCACCGGCGGCACCTTTATTGGTGGCGACGGCGTGACGCTGTTCAACAACGCGCACCCACTGATCTCGGGCGGCACGAACTCGAACGTCCCTCCCACGGCGGTCGATCTGAATGAAACGTCGCTCGAAGCGGCTATCATCCAGATGTCGCTCTGGACGGACGAGCGCGGCCTGCTCATCGCGGCAAAGCCGGTCAAGCTGATCATCCCGCCCGCCCTCATGTTTGTGGCGAAGCGCCTGCTCGGTTCTGACCTGCGCGTCGGCACCTCTGACAACGACCTCAACGCCATCAAGACGCTGGGTGCCGTTCCTCAGGGTTACACCGTGAACCACTGGCTCACGGACCCGAACGCGTGGTTCTGCAAGACCGACGTGCCGAATGGCATGAAGATGTTCCAGCGCGCCGCGCTGAAGACGTCGATGGACGGCGACTTCAACACCGGCAACGTGCGGTACAAGGCTCGCGAGCGTTACTCGTTCGGCGTGTCTGACCCGCTCGGCATGTGGGGCTCTTCGGGCTCAAGCTAAAGTATGGGGCGGCGGATTAAACCCCGCCGCCCCTGCTCCGTTGATGGGTGTGAAAAACCACGCATCAAGAATGGTTACTGCAACGCGCACAACATCAGGTTCAAGCGGTATGGGAGCCCAACCGCCCCCAGACTCAGAGCCGAGAATTGCAGCACTAAAGAGGAAAGCATCGCTCGCAAAAAAGATGCGAAGCGACGGCACTACCTCAAAAACAAGCAGCGCTATCTGGAAAGATGCAGGAACTGGCGTCAGGCCAACCCTGAAATTGTCAAGGCCCAGAGAAAGTCGCACGCCAGCCGCGAAGAGTCTGTCCTGCGCGCACGCGAAGCACGCCGAGCGTGGCGCGAAAGAAATCTAGAGCGCGAGCGCGAGCGGAACGCCGCATACAAGCGGGCGAACAAAGACAAGTCGAGAGCCAACCGGGCCAACTACAGGGCGTCCGTCCTGCAGGCCAGCCCGCCGTGGCTCACCAAAGAACACAAGCGCGAGATTGCGCAGGTCTACAAGGAGTCAGTCAGGCTGTCATCCGAGACCGGCGAGCAGTATCACGTCGATCACATCGTACCGCTGCGCGGAAAGACCGTGTGCGGCCTGCACGTGCCGTGGAACCTGCGGGCAATAACTGCCTCAGAAAACCAACGCAGACCCCGCGTGTGGCGGGATGAGGAATAGGGTATGGCAAAGACACCAGCGTGGACCCGTAAAGAGGGTAAGGCCGAGTCGGGTGGCCTGAACGCAAAGGGCAGGGCCTCTTACAACAGGGCCAACCCGGACAAGCCCGGCCTCAAGGCTCCGCAGCCAGAAGGCGGGGCAAGGAGAGACAGCTTCTGTGCCAGAATGACCGGTATGAAAAAGAAGCTGACATCGGAAAAAACCGCCAACGACCCGAACAGCCGGATCAATAAATCGCTCCGCGCGTGGAAATGCTAGCAACAGGAGTATGTCATGAATTACGTAAAGATCGGCCTTGATCTACTGATCAGCGCCCTGAACTATTTCCCCGGCTGGAAGACGAAGGCCGGTGCGGCACTGCAGCTTCTCGGCACGCTGCTGATTTTCTTCAACTCGTATCTCGCTGGCGTTTCCGGGTTTGAGATCCCGCATGACATCGTGATTGCGATCAACGCGGCAGCGGCCACGCTGGTTGCTGTTGGTGCGGCTAACCAGCCGTCGAACGTAAGCAAGCCGTAGTGTTTTACTCCCTCGGTGGGGTCAGGGCTGTCGGGCTCCTGATCCTCATCCTTGCTCTGGGGGCATCCGCGTGGTGGGTGAAGAGCAGGATCGACCGCTCGTATGACGCTGATCGTCTGCAGCGCGATCTTCTGGTAGCGAAGTCCGACATGATGAGGCTGAGTGTCAGCCTGAAAATCGCCGAGAGGCAAAAGCTGGAGATTGCCAGCGCCCTTGTCGATGCGCAGGAAAAACTCGACCAGAGGATCGGGAAGGCCGTCGAGCGTGTCAAAGTCGTTGTCAGGGATAACCCTGCTTGCAGGCTTAGCCGTGATGCTATCAGCTTGCTCAACGACGCCAGAGCCCCGGCTGAGTTGCCTCCCGCCTCCGTCAACTCTTCTCCTTCCCCCTAGACAACTCAAACCTATCCAGAAGCCAGAGCTTCAGCAGTCAGAAGCAATCGAGCAATGGATGGAAGACGTAAAAATTTTCCAGTACAATGCGCTGGATCACTCAGCCTTGCAGCGATGGGGTGCCATCAACTGCGGCTGGCCATTACCGGGTGAACCGCCCTCTTCGACAGTCCCGGCTGACAATGCAGAGACGAAGAAGGCATAATCTGCAAGGAGCAAACAATGTCATTTTCTACCTTTTCAGGCCCGCTTCGAGTTGGCACCGTCAAGGACGGCGCGGCAAAGAACTGCGGTCTCGTCACGCTGAGTCAGGTCAAGCTCGTTAATTTCAACGATGCCGATAACTCGGTAGCGTGTATTGTCCCCGCCGGTGCGCTGATCATGCGCGCGACCTTCGTCACGACGACGACGTTTACGGCCGCCACCACCGTCACACTGAGCATCGGTGGAACAGCAGTCAGCTCGGCGGTTACGATCACGACTGGTGGCAGCTACGCAATTGCGACAACTCAGTCGCAGGCGGTTGGTCAGTTGCAGAATGTCGGAACGGCTGATGCTTCTGTTACCTACACGGTGGCCGAAGGTGCCTCAACCGCCGGTCAGGGTTATCTGGTTATTGAGTACATCCAGCGCGCTGATGATCGCTCTGTAAACCCCGCCAATTCCTAAGTTTTAGGAGAGCAGCATGAGCAGCTTTGCGCCACTCACTGACACGACTACTGGTCGCGTCTCGCACTGGAATGCGACAGGCGCGGCTGCGCATGTTGTTTCTGCGAACGTCACGACAAAGTTCCGGGAAGCGTTTGAGACATACACTCCCGGGGCAAACTGGACCGAATCGAAGGCTAGCGGCGATCTCGTATTTGTTGACGGGAACGCCGCAGCAGCCTCTTATCTGGTCATTTCTCTGAGCCCGACTCGCATCCGGGACAGAGACATCTGTAACCAGCCTCAATACATTCGACCTGCCAATTGAAATGGCATTTGGAGCTTCTATGTCCCAGCGCACGCTGGGGCAGGAGTTTTCCGTTGAGCTTATTGATACCGGGGCGGCACTGGCAGACATCCCGGATCTGGCGAGATATCGTCCATCACCCAGACCACCACCACCCTGACAATCGACACCGTGCTTCCTCACGGGCTGAGTGTGGTAAGAGCTTCGGCGTGTTTGGGTGCTCCAACACGCTCGTAAACTACCCGTCTCTGGTCGTGGCGTCTGTTCCCGGCCCGAACCAGATTACCGCAACTGCAGGCCCGGGCGGCACCATCCCATCCCAGACCGTAACAAACCCGGCAGGCGCAAAGGGGTCTATCTATTTTCGAGAGAGGTTTGGTCGCGCCCGCAATGGTGTCAGCCAGATCTTTGAGAGCGCGACCGTTACCAACTCAAGCCTATATGTCCGGTCTGAGTCTGGAAGACGCACTTCCCAGTGGCACAGTAGCTGGCAACCACGCAGTATCTGTAGGCACGACGGCACCAATCCAGCTCGTCAACGCGCCATACCAGTATGCGTTCTCACCAACCACAGAGTTCAGAATCACGGCGCAGTCTGACCGCGTCCAGTGGTTTGAGCTCCGCTGTTGACGTTATCACCGCCACGACAAACAGGCTCCTGCGAACACAGGTTTGCCCCGATCCTTCGGAGAAAGTACAAGCTCCGCATCAGGGCAAACAACAACAAGGGCCTTACTGTCCCGGCTGCCCAGATCGTGTCGGCAGTAAAGACCGGCACCACCACCGGCAACAATCACCACAGATCGTCCCCACGGCCTCGCGGCTGCTGATCTGGTTGTGATCTACGGCATCAGGGATCAGGCTGCAGCCTCATTCCCAAACCTTACCAACAGCTGCAGCCGTGGCTTCTGTTGTCGATGCAACCACATTCACGATTGTCATCGGAACGGCAAGCACGGTCACCAGCTACGGTGGGTATGTTGCGAGGGTCAACGGCGGCAACCTGATGTCGGCTCTGGGAGCCGTCACGATGGCCGCTCAGACGGTGTCTCTGCAGACCCTAGCGGACGGCACCAGACAGCTTATGGTTGTTGGGGTCAGCATCGTGGGCTGGTCTGTCGGTTGGCGATCTTGTCGAGGTTGTCGGTCTTCGGGACAACACATCAGGCGCAACCCTCAATCTGGATGGCGCGTGGAAGGTTGCTGCGGCATCTGCCCGCAAACCTGACGCTTGTTCTGCCATTCTCTGGCCAGCGCACGCTCACGCCGTCAAATACCACCCAGACATCTATTGATGCGGCTAGCAACGGCCTTGCGCTCCCTCAGGGCACAATCACCGTCCTGAGCACCACTGGGTATCCGGCATCCGGAACATTCTGGGTGCAGACTACAAACGGCCCTCAGCTCATTACCTACACCGGAACAACTGGAACCACCTTCACTGGATGTACTGGTGGCACCGGAACTCTTCTGACTGGTCAGTCCGTGATATGGCGTTATTGCCTGTGGTGGCGGCGTAATTAAGCGCACCGACTTCAGGCTCAGCTTTGTCCGGGTCTTTGACTTTGAGCGTGAGCGGGTCGAGTTAGCCCGAGGCCAACCGGCGATATCGCCGGATGCGTTCCCGGTCAGCGTCAATAACTCTCCAACCGTCGGTATCGCTGCAGGCCAGACCTTAGGCACGGTGACAACTGTGTCGACTGTGACAACTGTTGGCTCTGTAACAGCATCGAACGGTGGTCTTCCGGTTATCGTTGCCGGACGTTGCGTCAGCAGCCCTCAACGACGACCACGACCGCCGCGTTTACCCCGACATCCGGGCCTGCATACTCGGTCAACATTGTTGTGGGTGCCGTGACTGGTACCACGCCGACGCTGGATGTCAGCATCGAAGAGTCTGATGACTCCGGCACGAACTGGTACAAGGTCTATGACTTTCCCCGCATCACGTCTGGCACTCAGGTGGTCAGGAGCCCGGTAATCGCCCTGACTGGTAACCGCGTCAGATATGTTCAGACTGTCAGCGGAACGACCCCCAGCTTCACGCGAGCCATTAACCGCCTGCAGTCATCGTTTAACGGCGATCCTATCAGGCAGCTCGTGGATAGGTCGATTGCCGTCAACACGCTCAACTCTACCACACCAAACCTTCAGTGCGGCGCGGTCGGAAACAGGCACCAGCTTGTTGTGTCTATGGGCGCAATCACCACAACCGCACCAGTCATCCAGCTTGAAGGCTCTGATGATCTGGGTGTGTCGTGGTACTCGATTGGCGCAGCCCTCACGGCTGTCGCAAGCTCGACTGTGCAACTGACGAACGCCAATATCAATGCGGCGCTCATCAGGGCCAGAGTTTCCACGGCGGGTTCAGGAGCCACGCTGAACTACATCGCAATCAAGTCACACGATTAGGTCAAAAAATGACAATAGAAGAATTGATCCTGATCCTCAGGAACCGCTTGTCAACAAACTCCCAGCAGCGAGCAATTGCGGTTGAGCGCGGAGATCTGTCGGCAATCGAGTTACTTGATGCAGACACGGCATCAACGACGGTAACGTTAACCGCACTGCTAGACATCTAACGACAGCCCGGCCAGATTGCGACGGCCTGTTCTGCATGCTACAAGGCAGCTCCCACATCAGGAGGTGCCTTGTGTCTGAAGAACTTTGCCCACTTCGCGGGCAGCATATTGTCGTGGCAGTCCCGAGCTACGACGGGAAGATCCCGATTGAGGTGGTTAACTCCCTGTTCGGGCTCCAGCAGCTCATCCACCTCAATCAGGGGCGGATGTCCTTCATCTACCAGCGGGGGATGGCACTGGTTCAGTCGGCGCGCAATGCCCTTCTGGCCGAGATCATGAAGTACCCGGACGTGACCGGGGTGCTGCATCTGGACGCTGACATCGAGTTCGACCCGATGGACGCGCTCAGTCTGATCGCCTATGCCGACGATAAGTACGACGTGATGGCCGGGCTCTACCGGGCGAAGACCGACAAGAGCTTCTGGTATTACGTTACCTACGAGGGTCCGAATGACCCCGTTCTGGACGGTGAGGTGCTGCCCTGCAAGCGGGTGCCGCTGGGATTTGCCTATGTAAAGCGCAAGGTTCTGGACGCCCGTGGGAAAATGCGGCGGATAAGCCGTTCGTTATCGGCACGAATGATGCCCGCCTCGTGTTTGACACGCCCTACAAGGACGGCGACTTCGTCGGCGAAGACTATGATTTCTGCGACAAGGTCCGCGCGGCAGGGTTCAGGATCGGCGCACTGCCTAGGATCGAACTCGGCCACATCGGGCACAAATCCTATCGCGGGTCCTTCTGGAAGGCCATCGAGGCGTCCCGCAAGGGCGAGCTTGAGGTCATCGACGGGAGAACAGAGGGTCTCACGCTATGAGCCTTGAAGTTCTTGTTATTGGTTCGCGGAAACAAGAAGACCTCCGGCTGCTCCCGAAGGGGACCGAGAACGTGCCCCGCAATCAGTTCAGGCTGGACGTGAGATCCGGCCTGCAAGCCTGACCTGCTGGCAGACCTTAACGACGGCCTGCCGCCGGATTGGGGTGGACAAATTTGACGAGATCCACGCTTACGAAGTTCTGGAGCACGTAGGGCGTCAGGGCGACTGGCGTGGGTTCTTCGAGGAGTTTGAGGGGTACTGGCGAGCACTCAAGCCAAACGGCTTCCTGATCGCCTCTGTGCCCCGCTACGACAGCATCTGGGCGTGGTCGGATCCGGGACACACCCGGGTCATCTCGCCCGGACATCGTTAGTCCTGAGCCAGTCCGTTTACGAGCGGGACATAGGCAAGAGCTACGATGACCGATTACCGCTCGGTGTACCGGGGTGATTTTCGAGGTCTTCCATCTGCAGGCCGAGGGTGACTCATTTCTGTTCGCTCTCAGGGCCATAAAGGATAAATTCAATGCCGGTGTCTAAGGGGCCCAAAGGGGTCGCGCAGGAGATGCGCAAGTTCAAGGAAGGCAAGTTCGCACAGCGGGCTCGAAGAAGGGCCCGGTTGTAACTGACAAGAAGCAGGCGATTGCTATCGCCCTCAATCAAGCGGGAATGAGCGACATGAAGAAGAAAGCCCCTGAGAAGAAGATGGCCAAAGGCGGGATGGTCAAGATCCGCGTGCGGCGCGAAGGCCTACGCCAAAGGCGGTATGGTCAAGGGCACCTGCAAGGGGATGGGCGCGGCCACCCGCGGCGGCAAGTTCAAGGCCTGCTAAGTGGCGACCTCCGGCACCACGGCATTCAATCCCAGCCTGAACGAGATCATTGAGGAGGCGTTTGAACGCGCCGGTACTCAGATCCGTTCGGGCAACGACTTGCCGGTCTGCGCGGCGCTCACTCAATATCCTCGTGTCCGAGTGGGCAAACCACGGGCTCAACCTTCTGGACCTTGCAGGAAGCCAGTTTAACTGCTGAGGGTCCAGCCTCTTATTCTGCCGGGCGATTGCCGCTTTGATATCGTCGATCACTCGATCCGCATTGGCTCTGGCCCACAGCCGGACGGACTCCGCCAGTCAGCGGATCGGTGTTGGGCGCGTGGGCGAACCTGTCGGCCAGAGGCCAGACGGGCAGGCCGCTGCAGATCTTTGTCGAGCGCAAGGTCCCGGCGAATATCAGGGTATGGCCGACGCCTGACGTCAGCTACACGCTGATCTACTGAGTATCTGCGACGCATTCAGGACGCAGGAGCCTCCGGCACGCTGACGATGGACATCCCGGCACCGGTTCGTCCCGTGGTCGCCGGTAACTGGCGTACCAGATCGCGATGAAGAAGTCGGCGACAACAGCCTGAGCTTATGAGCCGGGTCGCGTTCCTGAAGAGTTATTACGAAGAGCAGTTCCGACTTGCCCGCAGGCGAGCGAGCCGACCGGTCCAGCCTCGTTGCGGTAGCCCCGTATCAGGAGGGCTGACATGTCGGCATCCGGCAAGCGTGCGTTAGGGATATGCGACCGGTGCGGACGGTCTTACGGATTGCACGAACTGAAGCGTGAAACCCAGAATCCCGCGACCATCAATAACCGTGTTTGCCCGGATTGTTCTGATCCGGACCAGCCGCAGTACCGGGTGTCTAAGCTCTGGTTCTGGGACGAGATCAGCGTGCCCGACGCAGCTTCCGGCCTCAAGACGGCCTCGATCAGGGCTTCAACTGGCGCGATCTGTGTTGGTAACATGACCGGGGTCCCGAGCGGCGTCCTGGGTGACCGGGGCAGGCTCGTCTCGACCGTAACCGTGGTGATTTCATGAATTTCCGCAACACTCGTCGATCAGATCCAGAACTATCTGGTTGGAGAACTCGCGAGGCGACGTTTGGCGCTGCCGTCCGGATATGTGTGCCAGAACGCCGAGTGGCGGATCCCCCATCACGACCTGCAGCTTCCTGCTTCCCGCCGGAAGCAAGACAACGACCACAACGACAAACAACCGCTATCTGGGTGCGCCGCCTGATTACATCTCGGCCTTCGAGGCCAGCGTAATCTCTGGGGCACGACCTACAACCCGCTGGTGTTTGTGGATGCCAGCTATATCCGCGAGGCCTATCCCGGACGCGTCAGCCACCGGCATCCCGCAGCATTACGCGGTGTGAAAACGACGACGTTCTTGCTGGGCCCGACGCCGGATGCAAACTACTCCGTCGAGCATTCACTACTTCAGCCTGCCCCGAGAGTATCGTGACGGCCAGCACGACGTGGATCGGCAACAACGCCGCGCGCGCTGCTGTATGCCTGCCTTGTCGAAGGCTACGTGTCAACAAGGGCGAAGCCGACATGCTCAAGGTCTACGAGACCCGCTATCAGGAAAACATCGAACTCCTGAAGGTGACGTCTGCTGGTCGCTCGCGCGGTGACGCATACCGCGACGGTCAGTTCAAAGTACCGGTGCAGAAATAATGGACGTCGCTGGCATCATCGGCGTCGGTAACGTAAGTGTTACCATAACGAATTACCGCGGGCGTGTCGCCGGAGGAACTCGCAGACGCCGCGATGAAGGACATCCTCGACGTGCGCGGCAACCGCGCCAGAGATTATCCGGCAACAGCTTGTCGCCTTTCAGCACAGGCTGCACGAGGTTCTGGTGGGATATTTCCGAGCTCAGGCGGAAGAGCGAAACAATATTACGGCGCGCTGGTCAAGCACGGGGCGGCTGACATCGCCAAAGTCATAAAGGAAATGTGATGGCCACTCAGGCAATGTGCACGAGCTACAAGGCTGAGCTGATGCAGGCCTTGCATAACCACACGCAGACGTCCGGGCACGTGTTCAAGTGCGCGATGTATACGTCGTCATCGACGATGAGCAAGGCGACCACCGTCTACTCAAACACCAACGAAATCACGAACACCGCGGTCAGCGCCGCTGGCGGGTTGCGTGGACGGCGGCGCAAAACATCACGCCGATTGCCGGAACAGGACGCGTCGTATACAAGCTGGTCTGTTAACCCGTCGTGGTCGTCGGCAACATTCACCGCAAATTCCTGCCTGATCTACAACTCGTCGTCGGGCAATAGGGCCGTGTGCGTCCTGACGTTTGGCGGCAACCAGCAGGTCACCGCCGGTACGTTCACGATCCAGTTGCCAACCAATGGCGAGGGCTGCGTCGATCCTGCGCATTACCGCCTCAGGAGGCTGCCGTGGCGATTACGCAAGCGGTCTGCAACAGCTTCCGGGTGGAGCTGATGCAGGGGTTCCACCTATTCAACTCCGGCGGCAGCGCATTCAAGATGGCGCTGTGTCGTCATCGGCGAATATCGGGTCAGCGACAACCACCTACACATCTGCGGGTGAGGTGTCTGGCCCGGGGTACAACGCTGGAGGAAACGTGCTGCCAGGACAGAACACGTTCCTGTCAGGCGGCACGGCCTACGTTGACTTCAACGACATATTCTGGTCATCGCCGTCACGGCGCGCGGGGCTTGATTCTACAACAGCACAAACGGAAACCGTGCGGTGTGTGTCTGGACTTTGGCGCAGACCGCGTCACGTCGAACAGTACATTCACCGTCAGGTTCCCGACGCCGTCAGTAACGGAAGCCATCATCAGAATTACCTAGCGGATCGGTAAATGCCCAGATTCTTGATCGCATCAAGGACACGTGGACCGCCGGATCGCCAACGACGCTGTCTGCGCTCCGCCACATTCGCAGTGAGCGGCACCGCGCCAACCGGTTACCAGACATTCAGCGCCCGGTATGTATCGACGCCGACGCCTGACGCAAACATCCCGTTCCATCATCAGCCAGACCACCGGCAACTGGCGGATCTGCTGGTGTACCTACACGTCCGCCAACACCCTGCGCGTAACACGATCATCTTCTCCAGCAACGGAGACGCTGCCGTTACGTTCCCGGCTGGCACCAGCGATGTTGTGACCGCGTCCTCTAGGCATACCGGGCATCCGGAAGCCAACACCTTCACTGCGAACAACACGTTCCCAAATACCGGCCTCCGCATACTCGATACAAATGCATCCCACGCCCTGACCATCACGACAAACTCGAATATCACGGCAGACCGGACGCTCACCGTGACGACTGGTGACGCATCGAGAACGCTGGATATATCTGCCAGCAAACGTCACCGTCTCGTCGTTTCGGTACTCTTGTTGACGACGCCGACGCCAGCACCGCGCGCAGCACGCTGGGCTTAGGCGCCGCATCAACAGTAAACACTGGCACCAGTGAGACTACAATCCGCTTCTGAATGGGACCAATACGTGGTCGGCAAATAACGCGTTCTCTGGCACGGTTGGGATTCGAAGCAGCAGCGGCTACCGCATCCATTACCGTCAAGGGAACAGCCAGCAACCTTAATGCTGTAGATGTTCTGGCTCAGGACAGTGGCCCTCCGGCGATATTTGCCGATGGGGCTGACAATGGGTGGTTAAGGCTTTGGACCGGTGCCGGTGTGGAGGATATACGGCTCCGCGTCGGCGGTGACTCCTATATCACCAGCAATCTCGGAGTTGGTGATGCGGCTCCGCAGGCAAGGCTTCACGTCAGGTCCGATGTCCGCCGAGTCCGGCATCTTCGTCCAAAATAATAAGCGCAAGCGGGTACACATCCGTCCGCATCGGCAACAGTGGCCGAGGCACCAACAGCAACCACCTGATCTACGGATCAGGATTGCTGGCATCAGGTCGAAAACAACCGCGCCCATCGCATTTGAGCCAGCCGGTACGGAAGCGATGCGCATCCTGACCAGCGGCAACGTCGGGATTGGGGTATCAAACCCCTCTGTCACTCTCCACGTTCAGCACAATCAGGCTGTTCATTTTGGGTCTCGCGTAAAGAACCTTTCGACTACCCAGTTTGCGGGGTCTGGTGTTGACTGCTCTGGCACGGGCGGCGGCGCTGCATTTTATTATTACAACACAAATGTCGGCGGCACTCTGGACGCTGCAGCGATAGCTGAGCTTACTCGTCAGGCGTTTATCAAAGGACGCTCTGCGGATTACGACTTCAACAGCCAGTACCATCGGTTCGCGACATCCAATGTCGAGCGGATGCGTATTGATAGTACCGGCAACGTCGGCATCGGACTGTCGGCACCCTCAGGGACACTGCACACGCTCGGATCGACAGCGTTATTTATGGATCGCGCGGGATCAGCGCACCTACTTGCTGCGAAGCTCAAACGGCACAACGGCATCGCCGACCGCTCTGGTCAGCGCGAACGTAATTGGTCGCGTGAGTTTTCAGGGTTATGACGGCACGCAGTGGGCAAGCGGCACGCTTACTGGAATTACGGCGACGGCCACGGAAAACTGGACATCAACAGCGCGCGGTGGGCAGCTTCAGATCCTCACAACGCCAAACACAACGACTGCCGCCGTCGAGCGCATGACGATTAACGCTGGCAACGTCGGCATCGGCATCTCTAACCCTGACACACGCCTGACAATATCTGCCGCGACCATTGGTGGGTCCGCAGGAAACACCTCAAGGGCCAGTCGCATCAGCACGCTTGATGGGATAAATACGCAGCTTTTTGACGGGACGTTTAGGCGGCACACCGCAGGTCGGACTGGGATGAAACCGTATCGCATCCAGCGGACCATCAGACGTCACCAGCTCAAGGGTTTATAGACTTTGGTATAGACGGACTGTCTCTTAACTCTGGCCTCGGCTTTAGGGTCTGGCTCGACCACATATGGCCCTCACGTCTGCAGGGCTTCTCGGAATCGGCACCACAGCGCCGTCATTTAACATCGACGTGCTGGGAACCAACACGGTTATCAGGTCAAAGGCATCATCGGGGTACGCCTCATTCTACGCAGATGCGCGGCGGAGAACCGTCATATTACTTCTTCGGAACCAATAGCGTCGAAACCGCGAGGATTGCCAGCAACTCTACCCGGGTATTATTTCATTTCACACTGGGTCTGCAGCCACTGAGCGCGCGCGATCGGATAAACCGGCGGCTTCGTGTAAGCGCAACCGCAGACGGCAGCAGGGGACACTCAGAATTGGCCGACAAAATGCGTCTGGAGTGAGGGTGGCCAGCTTGAGTTTTGCCGCTCGTCAGACAATGCCCTTAATATGACTATCGACCTTGTAACAGTATCAGTGTTAATTCATTGCGATTTATCGACGTGCCGGGCGGCGTTACGATTGCAGCTTACGCGCTCTGGAGACCTGTACTTCCAGAACCACCAGGCCCGACACAGACCACATCCATCGGGTATATGGGTACTCCGAAACAATGACCGGACTGGTACGACGACCTACACTCTGGCTCTGACTGATGCTGGCAAGACGATATTCAAGAACGACGACAGCGCCCAGACGATAACCATTCCGCCAAACTCGTCGGTCGCCTTCCAATCGGGACAGCAATCATCATTGATAATACAAACGCTGGTGGCACATCATTCAATACCGCGACTGTTGTCACGATTGCTCAGGGAGCTGGTGTCTCTCTGTACCGAGGAGACGCATCGGCCTCGTGGGCAACGCCGCAGAACAGAACGATAGCGCGCGGTCATATTTGCACCATACGCAAAGTGCGCACCGACACGTGGGTTGTAACTGGAACGGGGCTGTCAGCATAATGCCCGGGATATTGGCGACCCTCTCCATCTACGATGATTTTGTTTTGTTCGCTCCGGGAACAACAACAATAACAACAATTCCGTCAAACGCTACGGCTGGGTCATTTTCTTGCAGGCCGCTGGAGGATCCAGCAAGGGGCGAGCGTCCCCAGTCGATGGATCCGCTGGTGGGGGCGGTGGGTTTTCTGCGATCACGCGCACCATCTTGAGTGGGGAGCGCGGCACAAACCTCACCGTCAGCGTCGGCGTCGGCGTTGCCGGTAGTGACGGCGGAAACACAACGCTGTCTGGAACGCTCAACGGATCCTCTGTATCAGTCACTGCCAATGGTGGGAAAAAGGGTACGTCTCTGGCGGATGGTGCCGGGGGCACAGCCTTCCGGCGGTGACATCAACCTGTCCGGCGAGGCAGGGTATGGGTACGTAGCCAGCCCGCCGGGAGAGAGGCTCCGGGTTATCCGGGGCTCGCTGGTGGCGTCTACAATGCGGGCGCGGGGTATCCTGCCGAGGGCGCACTGGATTATACATTCTTCGGCCCCGGCGGTGGCGGCATTGCTTCCGTCTCAGACGAGCCGGGATTTGATGGGTATATCAGGGTAAGGTGGACGTATTAATGGCAATTACATATTCGTGGAATTTTACTACCTTCGAGAAGGCCCTGCTCGCAGACGGCCTGCTGGATGTGGTCAAGGTTATTCACTGGTCCATCGGGGCCACTGACGGGACCTACTCGTCTTCCGTGTACGGCACCGCATCGCTTGCCGCCCCGGACCCCGATAACTACGTCGCCTACGAGGACATCACGAAGCAGTGGGCCATTGACGTGGTGTCTCAGGTTGGTAGACGTTCCGGCTATGGAGGCGTTGTTGGCTCGGGAAATCGACCATCAAAAGAACCCACCTACCGTGAGTTCTCCGCCGCCGTTCTCTAACAACTGAGGTTACAGTGAAGTATCTGGTTATCCCAATCGGAGCAGGCTCAGAAGTTTGCGGAGTCTATTGCGTCTTTGCCGCTCCCCTACGTCCAGTCCCGCCCGCTGATGCTCGTCCTTGAGCAGGCGAAGGTCAGGGATCTTGAGGACGAGAGAGCCCCGTCAAGACTGAGGGCTAGCGGTGTTTGGTGAGACCCCGTTCGCCGACCTGCCATTCAGCTCCCTACCGAGCAACGTGGTGGTGGCTGTCGATGTCGTCGGGGTCTCCCTCACCGTCCTGATAGGCTGTTACCAGTATTACTCGTGGGCCGAGATCCCTGACGGATCCGCTACGTGGACCCAGATCAACACGGCAGGGGCCAGTTGGTCTAACATTCCAACACCGACAAATGTGTGGGGCGAACCGACGTGCTAGCCCCGGAGAGGTGATCTATGCCTACCTATTCAAGCAGCTACCGCTTTGAGCTTCCCGCCGCGACGGCGAACGCGCTGGCACGTGGGGCCAGATGATGAACACGTTTATGGGCACGCTGCTCGAAGACGCGCTGTCCGGTGGCTCGACGATCACCATCCCGACAAACGCCAATTACACGCTGATCACGGCGTCTGGCGCCGGCAGACGAGACTAGGCGTCTGGTCCTGAATGTTTGTCAGCTCCGTTGCGCTCACGGCAACGCGCGACATCATCATCCCTAGTGCGCGCAAGGTTTACTCTGTCCTGAACAGCACGACTGGCTCTCAGGCGATCAGGGTCGTGACCAGCGCGAGCACGGTTTCGGTTACCGTGCCAAACGGATCCCGCCGGTTCATTTTCTGCGATGGCACAAATACCTACGACATGCTGACAGACCTGCCCACCGGCGTGTCTGCTCAGGGCGTCCCCATCGTCACGACGACAGCCAGTCAGACCCTGACGAACAAGACGATTGATGCGGCGGTCATCACGTCTCCAACGCTGACGGTCAGGGATAACGTGTTTACGGTTCAGGACGAGCTGGACAACACAAAGCAGGCCCGCCTTCAGTTGTCAGGCATCACGACAGCAAACACTCGCACGCTGACAGTCCCAGACGCCGATGGCACGTTATTGCTGAACGGCGCGACCCAGACCGTCTCGAACAAGACGCTCGACAACACGAACATCATCACGGTCCGAGACGACCGCCTGACCATTCAGGACAACGCCGACACGACGAAGCAGGCGACACTTGAGCTGTCTGGTATAACCACGGCGACAACCCGCATCATGTCGGTTGCCGACGGCAGTTTCACGCTGGGTGGCCGACCCATTCTGGGAACAAGCTCGGCGACGTACAACGTTACCGCGGCCGACCGGAATGGCATCATAACCTGTTACACCGGATGCACGGCGGTCGCGTTCCCAAACCCAGCGTCCGCTGGCGTTACCAATAACTTCCACTGCACGATCTACAACAACACGGGTGTCAGCATCACCCTGTCCACTGCATCTGGATCGTTTATCATTGCGGGCACCGGGTCAGCGGCAACGCATGTCCTGCCCCACCTGATGTACGCCACGGTCATCTCGGATGGCACGAACTGGTGGATCGAAACCGCCATCCCGTCGGACAACTGTCGATCACGACAGCTAAGCTGGCCGACGCCTGCCGTCACGCCTGCAAAGCTGTCGCAGCGGTTTACGCAAATGACGCCGCGGTACGATGAGCGGCACCGCTTCAGGACTTGGACTGGCATCCCGTCGTGGGTCAAACAGGGTCACGATAAATTTTGGCGACGTTAGCTTAGTGCGGCAGGCGCTGAACGCAAACACATACCACGATGCTCCAGCTCGGAAGCATGCAGCTGTTGACCGAAACAAACACTGGGTATACCGCCTGGTACCACGAATCTGTAGCAGGTTGGCTACGAGCGGGAGCGGCTACGGGTGAGATCTCACAGGCGCTGGATGACAACACTGGGTTCTACACGGGCATTGTGACCACTGCATCCATACGGGGTAAGCAGAACATCTGTGGTGCCTTCAACGTGACCGGATCAAACCCAACACTGGGCACACGGAACTCTGTCGAGGCAGGAAGTCTGGTTTCGACGCTAAGTGGCGCGCTCGATAGCGTTCAGGTTGCGTCATACAACGCGTCTGGCGGGCAGGGGACAGCAACTTTCGATGCCGGAACGGTAACTGTTTATTACGAGTAACACGCAATGGCCCTTGATGAAACTCAACTTCAAGCCGGGATTCTACAGGGATGTGACGCGATACTCTGCGACCGGCGGCTGGTGGGACGGAGACAACATCCGTTTTCATTTTGGCCAGCCTCAGTCAATCGGCGGCTGGGTCAAGGCACCGGGAGGACCGTTTCTCGGCAGTTGCCGGTTCATGCACGAGTGGGGCGCGCTAACCGGCGACACGATTGTTGGGGTTGGAACCCACCTGAAGTTTTACCTGTATTACGGCGGCGCATTCTACGACGTGACGCCGATCCGCAAGACCGTGAACCCGCTGTCATCGACACCCAGTCAGCCGTTTTCGGTGACGAACCTTAGCAACAAGCTGACGGTAAGAGACAACAGCCACGGCGCAACCGTCAACGACTTTGTGACGTTCAGCGGTGCGGTGGCGATTGCCAATATTACTGCGGCGCAGCTCAATACCGAGTTCCAGATCACCGAGATCGTGGACGGAAACAACTACCGCGTAACCCTGCCTGTAAGCGCAAACGCAACCGTGACGGCGGGCGGCGGCACCGCCATTGTCGCGACCTATCAGGTGAATACCGGTCTGGACACCGGAACCAGCGGCGGCTCCGGGTGGGGCGCTGGGCCGTGGGGTGGCAACTATCTGGGAGGCGGAACCAATACCGGCTGGGGTATCCCAGCAAACACGTCGGTATCTGTCAGTCAGCAGATCGGTATGTGGAGCGGCTCAAACTACGGCGAGGACCTCGTATACAACCAGCGCAACGGGTCGATCTACTACTGGGACAAGACGGCAGGATACAGCGCGCGCCGGTGTGGCGCTATCAACCCTGACCGGCGCGACGTCGGTGCCTCAGATCGCGACTGAGACCACGGTGTCGGCGGAGCGTCACGTGATCGCGTTCGGCACTGGATCCGTTTGACGCGCCCGGGGTGCCAGGACAAGGCGCTCATCAGTTCAGCTCTCAGGAAACGGCAGTTGACTGGTTACCGATCCCGACCAACACCGCCGGTGACCTTCGCCTGATCCTAGGATCGACGTTTGTCACGCACATGCAGACCACTCAGGAAATTCTGGTGTGGTCAAACACAGCCCTGCACTCGATGCGGTACGTCGGTGCGCCATTCGTGTACGGCATTTCGGTGCTGTCATCGAAGGCGACCATCATCGGGCCTAAGGCGAAGACCGTGCTTGATGACACGGTCTACTGGATGAGCAAGGGTGCCTTCTTCCGGTACTCCGGACGGGCTGGAGATGCTGCCCTGCCCGATCTTGATTACGTGTTCAAGGACCTGAACTACGACCAGAGCGACAAGGTGTACGCATCGACGAACTCCCTGTTCGGGGAGGTCATGTGGTTCATCCCGACGGTTGGGTCTCAGGAGGTCAACCGCTGCATTATCTTCAATTCGATCCAGAACATCTGGTACTACACCTCAATGTCCCGCACGGCGTGGATGGACCGGGTGTCCAGCCCGTACCCGCAAGCGACCATCGGCGGGTACATTTACCAGCATGAAAATGGCCAGATGGACGGGTCAACTTCCCGGCCAGCGCCATTGTCAGCTACATCGAGAGTGCCCCAGTCGAGATTGGCAACGGCGAGAAGATCTTCTTTGCCAGCCAGATCATCCCGGACATCACGTTTAACAACTCCACCGCCGTTGCCCCGCAGGTCGCCCTGTCGATCAAGCCTCAGGACTCCCCGGGCGGACCGATCACGGCCACCTCAACATCAGGCGGCAATGTTCAGAGAATAACCTCCGCAACTGTAGAACAATTTACAGACAAGGTGTATGTTCGCCTAAGGGGTCGAGGCTTGTCCCTGCGGGTTGACTGCAACACCGCCGGTACGTCGTGGCAACTGGGTACCCCGCTAATTGACGGAAGACCGGACGGGAGTCGCATATGACCACCAGACGCAGCGGCGGAAATCTACAGCGGGTTCTGCCGCGCGCTGGAATACCTCGGGCGCTCAGGACGGCGAAGTTACCGTCGAGTACCTGACCCGGCTTGTTGCTGCGCTGCAGCAAATCGTTAACGACCTGTCGAGTCCTGCAACCCTGCGTTGCGGAAACCTCATCATCACCGACTGCCGTCAATCACAGCAGCGATCTGGGGCTCGGCGATGTTTACGTAGACGGTGCCGGGTATCTCCGGCTTCGCGTCGCGGGATACCCCCTTGTTGATCCAGTAACTGGCCGTGGTCAGGTGCCAGCAACCAACATCACTGTCAGCATAACCTAAGGATTACAAAAATGTCTCAGGCAAAATATCTCGCCGATCATCTGAGCGGCTACGGCCGGTATGGCGACACGATGCTGATGCACGTGAACCCCGAGGAAGTCCGGGCCCTCGACATGATGGCTGGCATTGCCGGTCGCCACCTTACGACAAATCCGGACACTGGCCTGCCTGAGGCCTTCAGCCTGTTCGACATTCTACCCTTTGCCATCGACATCATCGCGCCCGGTATGGGAACGGCGGGCTGAGATTCCGATCGGTGCCGCCTCTGGTGCGGCGTCTCAGGCGGTGCAGGGCGGCGACCCGCTGACTGGTGCGCTGACCGGCGGCGTCATGAGCGGCGTGAGCAACAGCCTGTTCGGAGGCAGCGGTGCGGCTGGAGAAGCAGCTAAAGCTCCGCTGGCGGAAGGCGCTCTGCCTCCGGCACACCTGAATCCTGCGGGCGCAACGACAATGACGTCTGGCCCGGGCATGACCCCGCCACCGCCTCCAATGTCCTTAAATCCGGCTGGCGCAACTTATGTGCCTCCCACCCCTACCCCGGATCAGGGTTATTGGAAAGACATCCTCGGAGAGGGGTCGGACGAAAAGATCGGCAAGCTGTTCGGGCTCGAAGGAATCACGGCCCTGTCTACGGCGGCCAGCATGTTCCCCGGCGGCGAGGGCAAGCCTGAAGAGGAAGAGTATGGTCCTCGCGGCGAGTGGCGTCCGGGTCAGGGATACGTGCCCTTCCAGCAGGCCGGTGTCCGGTCATTCAGCCCAGCCGCAGCAAGCCCGTCCGGGATGGAGCAGAGCTGGATCAATTACAGCCCGTCCGCGGATCCCAGCACCTACCGCCGCTTTGCAGACGGCGGACCGGTCTACACGGACAACTACGGTACCGCCATTCAGGGCATCAGGTCCCGCTCGGGCGCGCGCCGGATGACCGACAATCAAGGCAGTGAGATGACACCCATCGGCCGGGCGCTTACTGGCCCTCCCGGGAGTTGGGTATAATAGGCGCGGATCAAGGCAGCCCGGCAAGGCAGGCAAGGGCGCGAGACGTCAGGAGCCGACTCCGCAGCCGCAGGTATCGCCTGTGGTGCAGGGCCGCGATCCGAACTCGTACATTCAGGGCGGGCAGACCTCCGGGTCTGACTTCTTCGCCGCGGCAATGCCAGCCGGTATCAACGCGGCACCACAGAAGGCTCCAATGGGAATGCCCTCGACGGTACCGATGGCTCCCAACGGGGATATGGGCTTTGCTGACGGCGGGTACGTGACATCCCCAGCAACGGCAAGGCCGGTATGCCGTCGTCCCAGCCTGAACCTCAGATGGCGTCTGGCAAGGGTGGCCTGCAGGGATCAGCCCCAGTCTATATGGGCGCTGGTCAATATGAGGGCATGCCGAATACAGAGCAGAACATTGCGGCTTACAGGCAGTCTCTGGTGGCCCAGCAGCCTGCCCCGCAGCCTGCGTCCGGCAAGGGCGGCATGCAGCCGTCAGCGCCGCCAAAGGGCGCGGAGATGCCGCAGATAATGCCCCAGCAGACACAGCCTGCCGCGGCGCAGCCAGCCTCAGGCAAGGGCGGCATGCAGCCACAGCAGGCGCAGCAGGCGGCGGCGATGATGGGCGGCGGTATGGTGCCTCGCCGTGGTCGCTTCCGCGGCGCACGCTTTCGCGGATGGCGGGCCTGTTATGGGTGGAATTGCGCAGGGAATGGAAGTGCCGCCGGAGCCTCAGGGCATGCCGGGCGGACAGGGTGGTGGGTCCGAGATGGACGATCAGCGCCTGATCCAACTGGCAGCCGCCGCGCTGTCTGGTCAGATCCCGAATGGTGAACCGATCATTCAGTTGTTTGTTGCCAAATTTGGCGAAGGCGCGCTGCAGAAGCTGATGTCTATGGTCAACCCTCAGGTGCCTGAAAATATGGGCAGGTTGTTGCAGGGACCCGGCGACGGGCGGTCAGACAGCATCCCGGCGTCCATCGACGGTCGCGCCCCAGCGAAGCTGAGCACCGGCGAGTTCGTTGTGCCTGCAAAGGCGGTGTCGAAGCTCGGTCGGGGATCGACGGAAGCTGGCGCGAAAAAGCTGCAGGGTATGGTAAATAAAGTGAACCGCACGTCCTACGACCGGGCTGGCGGCATCATTGATGACGAAGAGGCGATGACCACTTGACCCCGACACTCGTCCCGCCCGAAGCGGTAAACAAGGTTTGGCTGCAGGTCCTTCCATACGTTCGTAACCTGATTGAAAAAATATCAGGCGGCCGCATGACGGAGATGTCCATCTACGAGGACGTCATCGACGGCACAAGCCAGCTTTGGGTGGTGTTTGACGAGGACGACGGGAACAAGATGGTCGCGTTCGTTGTCACCCGCATGATCGAGTACGAGAAGATCAAGATGCTCTGCATAGATCATCTTGCCGGTGAACGTCTCGATGAGTGGATGCAGCCGATGTACGAGCTGATCGAGCGCTGGGCGCGCGACGTCGGCGGCGCTGATGGCGTCGAAGTGATGGGCCGTCCGGGCTGGGAGCGGGCATTCGGAGAAGATCGGGTACCCGTTCAAGAAAAGATTTACGTTGATTGAAAGGTTATTCTGATGGGCAGCAAGGGACCGAAGGGCCTCAGGTTTCGAAGCCCTATAACTCCAGCATCCCCGAGTTTGCGCGGCCGTACTACGAAAACATTATGGCGCGCGCGGAGACCGAGAGTAACCAGCCGTATATCCAGTACGGATCTCCTCGCATCTCCGGCTTCACGGGCGAGCAGGAGAGTGCGTTCAGGGGTGTATCCGATCTGGCTAGGGCCGGGCACCCACGGTCGATACCGCCGCGCGTATGGCCTATGAATCCGGGCAGAGCGCGATGGGTGCAACCGGCTTCAGTCCAATGATGACCGGCACTCAGGGCTGGAACGAGGCTGCAGCGCAAAAGTACATGAACCCGTATATCGGCAACGTGCTGAAGGCGGCGCAGCGTCAGGCGACTGAAAGGTATCAGGAGCAACAGGGAACGCGATCCGCCGCCGCGAGGCAGGCCGGTGCATACGGCGGGTCACGTCAAGCCATTCAAGACTACCTGTCAGAGCGTGACATGAATGAGCAGCTCAACCGGATGAATGCCGAGCAGCTTGCTCAGGCATACGGTCAGGGCGCTCAGATGTTCACGCAGGATCAGGCGCGCGAATTGCAGGCTCAAATGGCAAACCAGCAGGCGCTTGAACGGGCGATGGGCATCAGGCTTCAGGGCGCGCAGCAGGGTCTGGCCGCGGCTCAGGGTCTCGGGCAGCTCGGCACGATGCAGCAGGGCCTGACGATGGATCGTCTGGCGGCGCTGGAAAAGGTCGGCGCAACGCGTCAGGCAATGTCTCAGGCCGCGATGGAGCAGGCCTACAAGGACTTCATCAACCAACGCGACTATGAACGACAGAACATCAACTGGCTCACCGGCATCATGTCCGGCGTGCCGGTCGGCGCTCAACAGGAAGTGCTGCAGTACGAGGGTGCGCCAAACCCGTACAGCACCGCACTGGGCCTCGGGCTCGCGGGCGGCGACTTGTCGAAGATGATGGCCGGTTCTTCTACGAAGGGTTAGGGCAATGCCTATTACCAGTGATTTCGAGCTGGCAGCCAGCGCGCCAGATGATGCCCTCGCGCAGGCCGTGCGCGACCCGATGTCGTCACCTATCTCTCAGATCGCAGCGCTGTCGGAATTGCGTAGCAGGCAACAGCTTCGTCAGGAAGCGGCGGCAGCTCAAGGCGCGCAGACCGGTACGGTGGCTGACAAGATCCTTGCGCCCGTCGGGTATGCAGACGGCGGTATGGTCGAGCAGCCTCAGGAGAAATCGAACTTCTTCGACGGCCTGACGTCCGGCATGCCTCTCGGCATAATGCCGTGGGCACTGAACAAGATCTCCGACGGCGACGGCTGGAAGCTCGGGGCCATCGGTCTCGCAAACGAGCTGTTTGGAAAAAACAAGAAGCGTCCGCCGGTCGGCGCTCCGATGCCTGTCGGCCCGGAGATTGCTGGCCCTATGCCGGTTGGCCCGCAGCCTGTCGGACCGCAGCCAGTCGGCCTGCGCAATGGCGGAATTGTCCAGCACTTCCGGGATGGTACTGGCGACAAGCCCGTAACCGCCATCCCTGAGTCGTACATCAAGCGGATTGCGTCCTACGAGGGACAGAACAACCCCAACGCAAGAAACCCGTTCGGAACTGCGTCTGGCCTGTTCCAGATGATCGACTCGACGCGCGCGTATCTGGACAAAGAAGTATGGCCTTGACCCGAAGGACAGGTCGCCAAAAACAGAACGCAAGCGGATGGATTTCTACACTCGCGAAACCATAGATCAGCTTGAGAGGAACAACATCCCCGTTACTGGTGGCACGATGTACGGCGGCCACCTGATGGGGCAGCGCGGCGTGACTGACTTCTACAAGGCCTATCAGGCCAACCCGGACATGCGCGTCGAAGACTTCTTTCGCCTGAGGTGATTCGCGTCAATCCTGACATCTTCAATCCAAAGGGCGGCAAGAAGCGCGAGACGCTCGCGCAGGTTATGACGAAACTTGATCAGGTTGGTGGCGGCACGTCGAAGACACCGCGCTCGGCGGAGGACATGAACCTCGGTGCAGCGATGCAGGTTGCCCGGCGCGCTGACCGTGGCGACGTGGGCCCGGGATACGAAGACGCAAACATGAGCGCGGCAATGGGGCTTGCTCGCATGTTCGAGAGGCCAAATACGCAGCAAGCACCGCAGCCAAAGTCGCAGCCTCAGTACGCCGAGGATCCGACCCTCGAAAGCCTGTACGCCGCAATCGGTGCGAGATCTCGCCAGAACCAGACCGCAGACACCGGCGAGGATGAGCAGACGATTGAGGAGATTAACAATCAGGTTCGTCGCAGACTGGCTCAGTTCAGGGCGAGCGCGGCGGGCGAAGGCGCAGGGTTCCGCAACGGCGGGATTGTGCAGCATTTCAAGGATGGCAGCCGTGGCGGCGTGAGCATGCCTGATGGCAGCTATGTCCTGCCGCTGCGCGGGCCGTATGACAGGCCGGGTCCGGGCTACGACCCGATGGCATACACCGGGACGGTGTTAGGTCAGCCTGATATGCCTCCCGCAGACGAGCCTATGACAGGAGCCCAACTCCTGTCGGCGCTGCTCAGCCGGATCCAGACTGGGAGCATTCCGAGCGAAAACCCTATTGGCATTCTCCCGCCAACGAGTGTGATGACCAACCTGCCATTCGGCAGAAACCCGCTCTCCTCGACTAAGGGCGAACCATCGGGTCTGAACTTCGAGAACCCGTTCTCACTCACTGGTGAGCCAGCACGGGATTGCTAAAGAACAAGCTGCGGCTGCCGAGCGTGAGAGATATTACACGGAGGTGTTGCCTGCGCGCGAAAGAGAGAAGCTGAATGCGCAGCGCAGAGCGGCAAGGGGCGAACCTGAGCCCGGCGATAAGTCGGTTATGATTGACTACATTCCCGACCCGTACGCGCCGGGAAGGTCTATGCCGCAAAAAGCAACCGCCCCAAATGAAGGTTTCTCTCTGGGCAGAGATATTGCGAAATGGTCCGAGGAAAACCTTGTGCGCCCGGAGCCGAAAGCATTTATGCGCCGCTCGGCGATTTTGCCACCGTACGAGGAGACACCTATGGGCGTCGGCGTTCCGTACAATATGTACGGGATTGGACGCGAACTTCTGGGAGAGGGGGCCGGAGCGGTCCAGTTCGGTCTGGGTTTAGCTGGAACCGGAACTGGTGCGTTACTCGACCTTCTGGCTGGCTCCGGCCCAGAAGCCAGAAAGTGGCTGACCGACCAGCGAAAGGATCAACCCGTCGCCGAGAAAAAGAAACCACCTGTCGCGGCAAAGCCGCCCGCTGGTGCCGGCGCCAGCCAGCCAGAAACCCCCCGCCGCCACCGTATCCCCTGTCAGGGACACAGGCGTCGCTGGAGGATCGAGATCAGGCACCGGGGATCAGGTTGCGCCACCCGCCGAAGCGCCAGCCTACGGCCCCACAGAGCAGTTTGTGCGCGACCTGTACAAGGACGACGCCGCTCGTCTTGAACGTGCTGCGCGCCGCGAGGAAGAACTCAAGGCGATGGCTCGCATTCAGGCTGGTCTCGCAATCGCCTCGGGTGACTCGCAATACTTTGCGAAGAACCTCGCGCGGGCCATCCCGGTGATGGCTGACTACCAGAGGCTCGTGCCGGTCGACACCGAGGCCGATCAGTTTGAGCAGCAGTTCCGCGAAGGCTTGCCGGTGCGCGCGGCATCGACATACAGCAGGGTGAGCTGATGAAGCGGGCTCAGGCCCAGAACGCGGCAGAGATCCGCAAGGCGGAAATCGAGGCGCTCGGCAAGATCGAGGAGGAGCAGATGAGAGGTCGGCTGACCGATCAGCGCGCCATCGAGATCGTGAAGGAAGTATATACGAGTGGCGCAGCTCAGGTGCCGGACGAGTACAAAGATGACCCCTTCCGTATTACGCTCAGGTGGCGGCGAAGCTGAAACGATCAATGACGCCGATTGTCCTGAAGCGAGCAAAAACCGCACTCGGAGGCTGATGAATGCCTGAGATCAGGGTCCCAACCGCCGACGGCTGGTTTCTCACGCTTTGACATTGACGGAGACAAGCCGTCTCCGGAGCAGCAAGCCCAGATCAGCGATTATGTAAATCTTTACAATCAACAGTACCCGGCAAGTCAGGCCTCGTCTGCGCCGCAAAACGAGATCGGTCCGTGGAGTGCCGGGTGGAAAAACCTGTACGCAGATACCACGACTGCCGCGTCGGGCATCGCGCAGTTCTTCAATGCGCCTGAGGCCGCTAAGCGTCTGGAAGATGAAGCCAACGCCGTGCGGGCGGATGTGGCCAAACGCTACAACCCCATCGACCTAGACCAGCTCAGCATCGCGAACACCCCGCAGTTCCTGTACGAGAACCTCGTCTCGTCTGTGCCGTACATGATCCCCGGCCTACTGACTGGTGGCGTGGGCGGTCTGGCGGCGCGAGGCATCGGGCTCGGCGCACGCGGCATCGCGGCGGCTGGTCAGGCAGGCTACGTCGCGGGAACCGTCCCGACCTTCACCGGGTCGATGGCCAGCCGTCAGGCGGAAGAGCAGAACATCCCGCTGGCTCAGGTTGACTGGGGCAAGGCGCTGGCTGCGGGCACCGCCGCCACCGCGCTCGATCTCGTGACACCGAACGTCCTCGGCCTGTTCGGCCGCCTCGCGTCTCGCGTGAAGGCTGGCGACAAGGTGGCAACAGAGATGCGCTGACCGAGTGGTGGAAGAACCTGCCGAAGAGTGCCAGTCAACGCGATGGCCTCGGAAAGGCATCACCGAAGGCGCACAGCAGGCCATCGAAATCTTTCAGGCAAATCCTGAGAAGTTCTACGAGTTCGACAAGGACACGCAGAAGGAGATCGTCACCGCCCTTATCGCTGGCGGGTTGCTCGGTCCCGTCTTCGAAATCCCCGCGGGCGGCTCTGGCCTTCACGCAGTCCCGCGAGGAGCAGGCACGGCAGAAGCGCTTCGAGGCGCAGCGCAACATCGACAGCGCCATCGTCAGTGGCGACAGCAGGAAGGCGCCGCCGCCACACAGAAACTGGCAGACGAGTACTCGCGCGCCATCGCGACAGAGGCCCAGTACGCGCAGGACGATATCGCGGACGCCTGCCAGTTCGGCCCGGACACGCCGCGCTACAAGCCGTCCGAGGACATGGCTCGCTTCAGGGCCGAGGTCATTGTCTCTGCCACGCCGGTACCCCGGCGTCAGTTCCGGTGGCTGGTCGCGACGGGGCGAGACCAATCTCCGAGCATCCGTCGCCTCGACTCGGCACGCAATTCCGCCCAGACCCTGAATGATAGCGCGCCGCATTCAGCCTCAATCCTTGAGAGCTTCCCCGTCATCCCCGTCGAGCCTGTCTGCGACCACGCGTGAGGCGCTGGTCCGCAAGCGGTACGAGATGGGTCAGGCAGAATCTGGACGCCAACACGTCTCTGACCGAAATCAGGAACCTGCTCGGCGATGCCTTCGCAACAGCCGAGAGCCGTCTGGCGGACCCAAATGATGCCGGGCGACCCATACCGCCCACGTCCATCTTCTCGCCTGTACGGTCCGCTAAATCGGATGTCGAGGCCGAGTCAAAGCCACTCAAGACGCCGACATTGACCGGGCTGTGGCTGACCTCGCCGCCGCCGAGAAGGCCCCGACTGAAACCGCAGTCAAGAAGCCAACGCCGGTCAACCCGACCACTGGCACGCCTATCAATAAACCACAGACAGGTCCTGTAGAACCCGGCGCGTATGACGCCGCCGAGATGGCTCAGGCCGCCGACGCCCTGAACGAGCCAGTCGATGAGGAGTTCCCCGGGTTCGAGCCCGGCGAGCTGGGTGGCGCAGATTACGCACGCAGGCGCGCGCGTGGTGCCGCGCGGGCTGAGCCTCAGGCCGCACCCGCCGCCGCTCCGTCGCCTGAGGGACCGCGGTTCTCGGTATCTGAAGTGGACGCCGTCACGGCGGAGACTGTCGGCAACGAGGTGAATGAATACGAGATCTTCAAGGGCGGCAAGCGCGTAGCCACCGTCAAGGGTCTGGCCCCGGCGCAAGAGCGCGCCAACAAGATGATGCAGGCTGAGCCGACGTCTGACGTCAGGGTCAGGCCGAAGCGCCGCGGGTTCGCTGTAAATGAATACAGAGGATCCAAAGACGGCGATGTGTTTCTCAGCACCGTCAAGACCTTCAACACCCGGGCCGAGGCTCAGGCAGACGCGGACGCCCGCAATCAGGCGCGCACGGCCCGCGCAGAAGAGCGCACGGCAAACCGCGAAACCATCAAGCGGATACGAGAACCTGATCGAGAAGCGTCAGGCGGTTGTCGGTCGGCTGATGGCGAGGTCTCCGCTCGCTGGGTGCGCCGGATATGGCGCTCAAGCTGCGCTCGCTCCTGTCGGCCCCTGACAGGGCGAACGACCCGGCATCGAGGGATACTACAGCCACACCGCGAAGCTGATCGCGCTGGCGATGGACATCTACGATCCGAACATGACCGAGGACCAGATGTTCGCCCGGATGGTGGGCGTGCTGGATCACGAGTTCGTGCATCACCTGCAGCGTTCAGGCGCGTTCTCGCAGGCAGAGTGGAAGCAGATCGTCAAGTACCTGCAGAACAATCAGGCCTATGGCCGCGACGGCAGCGTGATCAAGGGCCAGACGTGGTGGGAGCGTGCGCGCGACCAGAACCCGCGCGAGGATGGCGAGAGCGACGCCGAGTACGCGTCGAAGATCGCGCGCGCGAGGCAATGTCCGAAGCGTTCAGGTCGTGGGCGCAAAACAAGAAAACAGTTACAGCGAAACCGGCCAGCATTTTCCGGCGCATCGTCGAGATCATCAAGACGCTCAGCCGGTTCGGCAAGTCTGATCCCCGCGTCGAGCAGATCTTCCGGGAGATCGACGAAGGCAAGCGCACCGGTGTCGTGAAGATGAGAACGCCGGATATGGGCGGCGTTGACTTTTCGGCACGTGATGTTAATGTGCCTTTCTCAGGAGGAATAGATGTCCAGCAAGAACGCGAAGGATTGGGACCCGAACGGGCCGGAGACGGAAGAGGACGCAATCGAGGCAGAGGCTATGCGCCGCTTGCAGGTGTTGCGACTGTCAAGGGTGCGACCGGGCCAGACCCGGGGCTCGTGGACGTCGCGGAGTCTTATGCACTTGCCGCAGGCATCCCGCATCGTCGGCAAGCTGAATACGTCGAAGTAGACCCCGAGCGCGCCGCGCGCATCGCGGACGCTTACGCGGAGATGAAGCACGACCCTCAGAACCCTGAGGTGAAGGAAGCGTATGCGGATCTGATCCGCCAGACAAAAGACCAGTATCAGGCGCTGGTTGACGCTGGATACAAGTTTACATTCTTTGATAGTGCTACGGACCCGTACGAGGGGAATCCGTATGGCGCGATGCGCGACCTGCGGTCAAAAAAGCAGATGGCCGTTTATGGAACGTACGACGGCTATGGAACCGAAGGAATTACCGGCGCGGCAATCGAAGACAATCCGATGCTTGAGCCAACAGGTCTTCGGTGGCCAGATCAAAAAGGGTTCATGCGCCCAGTCACAGCGAACGACCTGTTCCGTGCGGTTCACGACGCGTTTGGACACGGGCTTGAGGGGGCAGGGTTCAGGGCGCGCGGCGAGGAGAACGCGTGGCAGGCGCATGTCAGGTTGTTCACCGGCCCCGCAGTCAAGGCCATCACATCGGAGACGCGTGGTCAGAACTCGTGGCTGAACTTCGGTCCGTACGGAGAGAAGAACCGGACGGCAAAGCTGGAAGACACGGTATTTGCTGAGCAGAAGACCGGCATCATGCCGGAGTGGACGTGGACAGAGGGTCTCGCCCCGGATGAGGTGATGGAGTCTAAGTCCGTTGGATATAACGATCCGGATCCCGGCGAAGCCACCGCTGTAGAGCGCGGGATTCAGGGAAAGTCTTTTGACAACGCGCTTCGGTGGGTCGCTGAGAATGCGCCAACGGAAGATTACAAGGAGATCGCTCGCGGCGTAGAGCGGACAATGCTGGCCCTCAAGGGGAAGGGTTACAAGTTCTCGATAAAGGTTGCTCACATTGGCGACTCGGTTCCTTCGACGCTTATAGGCAGTCGCGGCATTGCAAAGGTAAACGTTAACACCGGAAATACAGAGGTCTGGCTTAATGGCGCTGATGTCACCGGGTCAGTCGGCGTAAGCTACGAGACCGCGCTGCATGAGATGATCCACGCCGTTACTATGGCGTCGCTGTGGGCTGGGAATCTCAAGTCAATGGACGGCACGAAGGTCCAGAAATTCACCACCGATCTGTACGCCGTATCAAACGCGGTAAGGGCTGAGTTCAATAAGCGGGTCCGCGAGGTTGGCGTTGACGGCCTGTCTGATTTCGAGGCGAAGGTTTATAATCGCCTGAACAATGCAATCAACACCGTCGATGAGATCCTCGCGTGGGGTCTTACCAACCGCGAGATGCAGCGATGGCTTGATACAATACCGTACAATAACAAGACGCTGTGGGCGTCCCTTGTTGACGCAATCCGTCGGCTGCTCGGGATAAGCAGCGACAGGCAGACTGCGCTGTCTGAGATAATCAGCATTGGAGACAACCTGCTGAGCCCGGACATTGTGTCGGATCTTCCTCAGATTCCGGCACCGGCGTCGCCACAGCGCGGCGGCGCTGCCGCAGCAACAAGCGCCCGAATTGACATCCCCGCAGAGTTCCAGAATGGCCGTGGCGGTATCGACTTCTCTCGCCGCAACCTAGAACTCCACACGATGTTCACGGACAACGTCCTGCCTGAGGACGTCAGTGGCAGGCCGTTCCCGGACAAAAGCGGGACTTACGTCGAGTACCAGATCAGACCTAAGGGCAAGGTCAAGGAGCTGGGTCAGCTATATGGCAGTGTGCCGGAGAGTGACCCGACTACATTCTACGTCGAGTGGGCGAGCTTTGACCCAGACGACATGACGATGGCCGAGACAATCGGTCTGATCAACTTGCTGGGAAAAGATTTCCCAAACATCAGGACCATCACCGGCAAGCGGATCTCTGGCGCGAGATACGAGAACCGATCAGAGCGTGCGAAGGCTGCACTGAAAAGGATGTCGGCTGCCGAGAAGGCGTTATCTATTGAGCTGATGGCGCGCACAGACGCGTCAACCGACGCCGCCGAGAAGGCATTCCGCAAGCGGTTTTTGGTGCTGCACCTCGCTCACCCCGAGCTGGTAATCAACGCGGCACGTCGTGACTTGCCTGACCTATTCAATGAAGACACACAAGCCAGCCGCGAGTATTACCTCGCTAAGGCTCTGGCCGAACAGGTGTCGAAGCTGAGCACGGAGCAGACCATCAACGTCGGGCGCATGCGCGACCGCGGCATGCTGGATTTCTCCCGTCGCCAGAAGTCAGTGATTGCCACCGTCGAAAAGACGAAGGCTGAAAAGAAGTCTATGGCTCAGCGGATCGCTGACCTGAACAGTGAAATTCAGAGCAAGCCTCACTTGTTTGAGGCGATCATAAATGTGTACGGCGATCAGGTCATGATCCCGCGTGAGATCACGCGGGGCGCACCAGAGATCAGGCGCATCCTGCCATACCTGAGCACGGAAGAGATCGGCACGACCAATGCTGTCGGTGCACGCGGCCTGATCCAGATGTTCAATAGCGTTCCCAGCAAGGAAGAGATGGCGGCTGTAGCCATCAGCGGCAGGGCGAAGCGCGGGTGGTATGAGAACTCGGCACGGGCACTGATCAGCGTGTTCGGTAGGGAAGACGCTCCTAGGTTCTCGGCACTACTGGCGGCGCTGTCTCCGCAGACGTCCGTTCAGGACAACGCGATCAACGCCTTGAATGTCTGGGTGAACTGGGACAAAGCCGGTCGCCCGACGGACAGGGCGACAATCATGCGCATTATGGGCCAGAGTGTTCAGGGCACGAAGGGCGAAGGCTCGGTGCTCGGCGCGTGGAAGAGTAACTCGGTCACCGCATTGCAGGCGCTCGACCCGCACTCGATCATTATCAGCGGGAACAAGGTCAACTCGTTCATGAAGAACCTGAACGATGTCGTGAACGCGGTGACAAACGACGCGTGGATGGCGAACTACGCGGACGTCGATCAGGACAGGTTCAAGGGCGCGTCCTATCACGGATACAGCGCGAAGGTCCGGCAGGCGGCGGAGGTTGCAACCGAGCTGACAGGCTACGTGTGGACGCCGCGCGAGATACAGGAGACTGTCTGGTCGTGGGCAAAGACAACGTATGAGCTGCGCAAGAAGTTCAGGGAAATGCAGGTGGAGGTGCGTCCGTTGGAGATCTGCTGCGCGCTGGCAGGGTAACCAACGCGATGATCGCCAACACGCCTGATTTCGCCACACTGTTTACAGACGGCGTCTACAGGAACATACTTGAGCGCGGCGGTTACGGACAACAGATCGACAGGATCATCAATGACAACCGAATTACAAAAGGCTCTGGATCGCTTGATGCAGCATTTGGCCAGCGGTCCGTCTATGACGCCGAAGGAACAGGCATTGCTGAAACTACTTACCGAGGATACCTCGACACAGCCGCCGGACGTCTTGAGCAGCGATACCAGCGACGCAAGGCAGAGGCCGCCGCAAAAAAGCAGCAAGGTCTAGAACTCGACGAAGGCGAAGACGCCGACGCAGACTACTCGCGCAGGCTGGTGGACAGCACCGAGTTCATCGAATGGTTTGGTGACAGCAAGGTTGTCGGATCCGACGGCAAGCCGCTCGTGGTGTTCCACCGGGACATCGCAGGCTGACATATTTGAGCTTGTCAGATCCGCCTTCGGAATACACGTCGCGCGCGCATTGATCAGGCGGAAGACAGGTTCACCGGCCTCGGGCGGGCGCAGGCGTCGTTTACCCGCTGTACGCGCAGGACAACGAACCCGCTGCAGGCTGGTCATGAATTGCGAAACGCAGCTGGGCATGATCCGGTTTACAATCGACAGCCAGCGGGCGTGCTGGCGGTATCCTGTCTGATCGAAAACCCGTACATATTCGAGCGCTCCGGCAGAAGACCGGCGCAAGATGAAAGAGCATCCAATCGGACGAGCGGTCAGGCTGACGCGGAAGGTGGCCGTACCCCATCAATGCGTGGATCAGGGCAAGAACTTAAGGCTTCGGGGCATGCTGGCATCGCGCAATGCGGTCACGACGGCGGGGCCTCGCTGGGCGACGCGCATGCGATGGGCTCGTTCATTGCGTTTGACCCGGAGCCAGATCAAGTCAGCCATCGGCAACCGCGGCACGTTCGGCCTGAACGAGAAGCGCATCGACTACTCGCGCCGCCCGAACCCGCTGACGCCGCAGGAAGTGTCTGAGGTAACTGACCGCCTGAGATACGGACTGATCCGCGACCAGATCGCGAACGCCCTGTCGCGCACGAAGAAGTACACCGGCATCGACGAAGAGATCGCCAAAAAGAAGAGCAGCAAATTCTACGAGAACTTCATCGACCACGCGCTCCCGCTGGGCGATATGGTCGATATGGTCCGCGAGAAGAAGGGCTCCATCCCTGACATGTTCGACGCCTACCTTGCCCAGCAACTCTGGTCATCGAAGGCAACGGACCACCTGAAGCGTCTGGAGCGCAGCCTCTACAGCCCGATCTACCGCGCGATCCGCGGGCTGCAGGTATCTGACGCCGACGTCGCTGATTTCAAGAAACGCTTCCCGTCTCCTGGCCAAAGTCATAGACGCGTCCGGGGACAACCGGAACGGCACGCTGTCGGCCCTGCTCTACGCCCGTCACGCGCCAGAGCGAAACCTCGTAATCAATTCTATGAACGAGGGCCTGATGCCAAACGGATCCGGCGTGCCCACCGCGGAGGCCAACGCCGCCGTGAAATGGTTCGAGAACCGGATGGACTCGGGACAAGTATCGCGAGGCCGAGATGCTCGTCCGCAAGGTTGTCGATGAGACGAACAACATCCGCGTGAAGTACGGCCTGACGCCTGACTTCAGGAAGATGCAGGCCAACCCGCATTTCCAGAAGGCGGGACTGCCGAACGGATACAAGTACTACGTCCCCCTGCGCGGCATCATCGAAGAAGACATGCTGCCCAACGATCTAGAGCTTCAGCGCCTGCGGACTGGTGTCGGGTTCAAGCTGAACTCGAAGGAAGACCTCACCGCGATGGGCCGTGACAAGCTGGCCAACGCAGTGGTCGAGCATGTCATCCTGCAGAACGAGGTGTCGGTTGTCCGGGCGCACAAGAATCAGGTCGGCAACTCGCTGTACAATCTGGTCAACGCGAACCGCGACATGTTCAAGGGCATCCTTGAGATCGTTGAGAAGGCTCCGACGATTCGCCGGGTCGGGAAGGAAGACGGCATCGTCAGGCTGATGCCGGATGCAAACTACATGAACTCCGACGAGTACTTCGTCACGAAGATCGGCGGCGAGAACAAGGTGATCAAGATCATTGATCCGCGTCTGGCTCGCATCCTGAACGGCAACACCGGGTACGGTGACGAGGGCCTGCAGAAGGTGGTGAACTTCATCGGCGGATACACCCGTCTGATGAGCCGACTGGCTACCGGCCTGAACCCTGAGTTCTGGATGAAGAACACGCCGCGCGACGTGATGCTGGCGTCGATCAACATCAATCAGTACGGCATACCCGGACTGTCGGATGCGCTGGTAAAGAACTGGATCCCGGCGTGGCGGGCAGCCAAACGGGCCAACGCGTCGGACTGGAACTACGTCAAGACAGGCGAGGAGAAGTACGTCCCGCCCGTCACCGAAGACGACAAGATGTACGCCGAGTTTCTGGAAGATGGCGGCTTCACCGGGTACCTCGGGCTTCATGATCTTGAGACGCGCATCGCGGACATCAACAAGCAGATCACGAAGGGCGAGGGCAGCAAGCTCGCCGAGGGCATCGAGGTCGTGAAGCGCTTCGGGGACTTTGTCGAATCTTACAACAACGTGCTGGAGAACGCGACGCGCTTCGCCGTGTACAAGACGCTGCGTGAGGCGGGCATGCCCCGTGATCGTGCGGCTCAGGCAGGCAAGACGGTGACGACCAACTTCAATGCCGGTGGTTGGTACAAGAACATGATCAACCCGTTCTACATGTTCTACAACGCCAGCATTCAGGGGTCGATTGGCATTCTCACGGCGGGCGTCAGATCGAAGGCGGTGCGCAAGATTATGGGCGGCATCATTGTCGCTGGCACCTGCAGGACTCGTCGATGGCGGCACTGAGCGACGAGGACGAGACCGGCGCGCTCAAGTACGACAACATCAAGGAGCACGTGCACCGCACGCACATGATCTTCCTCGACCTGACCGGCATGACGAACGACGGCTTCATCAAGGTGCCGATGCCGTACACGTTCAACGCAATATTTAACTTCGGCCGGGCGATGGCGAAGTACGCACGCCATCAGGCAACGGGCGGTGACTTCGATCTGGCGAAAGCGGCGGAACAGCTCGCTCGGCACGCTGATTGATGCGACCAATCCGCTGGGCGGGGACGAACTGCCGATGAACTTTGTCGCGCCGACGTTCCTGAGATCCGGTCGTCGACCTGACAATTAACAAGGACTTCGCGGATCGCATGATCGTGAAGCGCCCGATGGGTACAGGCGTGGACCTGCCGTCGAGCCAGCTCTACCTGAACAGCACGTCGCCGATGTTTGTCAGCATTGCCGAGTTCATTAACAGCTACACCGGCGGCACGGACGTCATACCGGGCTACGTCGATATGTCTCCCGACGCGATGCAGTACCTGTTCGAGTACTACCTCGGCGGCGCGGGTGCCTTCGTGCGACGCGTCGCGGACTTCGGCAGCGTGGGCGTGCCGTCGGCGCTGCAGGGTGAGTTCGATGACATCGAGGTCGGTCAGGTGCCGTTCGTCCGGGCGTGGGTCGGTCAGGCCCCGTCCGGTGCGCCAGATGGAACGCTACCTCGAAGTACGCGACGAGATCCTGATGATCGGCAAGGAGCTGGAGACAGCGGCCAAAGCCTCCGACATAGAGCGGGTCAGGAGTGTCCCGTGAGAATTACCAGAAGCAATTACAAGTTTACGGTGTAGTTAAGGGGGCCGACCGCCAGCGCGCGTCGATCACCAAAAAGATTGCGCAGATCAAGAGCAACGACCGGCTCTCGGCGGACGTGAAGAAGGACCTCATCAAGCGCCTCCGCGAGCAGGAGGAGCAGGCGATGAACCGGGCAGTCACCGCCTACAACCGTGTCGTCGAAGGCATGAGCATCCCAACCGCAGGAGAACTCCAGTGACCACCTTCGCCGAGCGCACCAAACGCAGCCTGAAGGGGTGCACCCCGATCTGGTTAAGGTCATCGAGCTGGCACTCAAGACCTCCTCCGTGCCCTTTCTGGTGACCGAGGGCCTGAGGACCATCGCCCGGCAGCGGGAGCTGGTGGCGGCCGGGGCCTCGACCACGATGAACAGCAGGCACATCACGGGTCACGCCGTCGATATCGTGCCCATCGTGGGTGGTAGTATCTGTTGGAAGACACCGGCATTCAAACAACCGTTGGACGCCATCCGGCAGGCAGCCAAAAAACTCAAGGTTAATGTCGAATTTGGCGCTGACTGGCGGTCCTTCAAGGATTATCCTCACGTCCAGTTAAGTCGCAAATCACACCCGGTGTAGCCTCATGACATACGCAGACGCGATCATTGCCGCCTTTACCGCGGCCACAGTCCTGACCAGCGCCAGTCTCGTTGCGTACACGCGACACCGAGCGACAGCGACAAATCCTACCAATCGGTAGATAGTGCTGGAAAATCGATAAACTTGATCAGATCGAGCGGCGTCTGGATGAGGCGATCAAGCGCCAAAAAGAAATCATCATCAAGATCGAAAAGATTAACGCCGTGAAGGACGCGAAGAAGTCTCAACAGACTGAGTCGGGACAAGACGGGAATGAAGATTGACCTTCACGCAACCAGCACAGTCGTTGCGATCCTCGGGCTGCTGATCACAATCATGCTGGGCTCGATGTGGATGGGCGAGCTATCCAACTCAGTGACGTACCTGAAACAAACCACAGTGAATGGCGAGCGCATCGCGCGGATTGAGGCGAGGCTCGAAGCGCTGGTGGACGGCCAGTCAAGGCTGTCCCTTGCCATCGACAGCCTCGCCACTCGCATCGACCAGACCGAAAACAGACCGCGATAACGCGACCTCTTCGAGGGCGATGCTGAGCAGACTGGTCGCAAAGCGCACAGCCTGCTCAGGCGTCATCGTGTGCAGGACGCAGTCGTGGTTCTCGGCAATCACGATCTCCGCCCGCCCCTGACCAGTGGCCCGGGGATACACAATCAGCATTACTTATCCTCCTTCGTACCTCGCAGCGGGATCATGTGGTAGATCTCCGCCCACTGGTACGCCTTGCACGCGACCTTCACCGGCGGGCGGGGTGCCGCGCCGAAGATGTATCCGGTCACGAACACGCGCGAAATAACAACGATCTTGAATGCAGTGTCGTTCATTTTTGGTCTCTCCTGTCTGATGAGGTCCGTGCTCTCCGCCGACCTGTTTCTTCTTCCTAGGCGCTGAACTAAGCGGGTAGTCCGTACCCTGCGGGTCACCTTCCTCGTACACGGCATTGTGCCTGATCCCTTCGATCATGCTCATCGCTGCGCGGCGTGCCGCCGAGCGGAAGCTGTACTCGATTGATGACCGGGCCAGTATAGACCCGACCGGGTTAATAAATTCCCAAAGCCATCCGTCATCACCGCGGCGATAAACGAGCCTGAACATCTTTTTGTTCGTGCGGGTCTTTCTCACAGTTTCTCAAGCCTCTCGATTGCGTTGGTTGTCAGCTTCGATTTGTTGGCTGACTTGATGTACTTCATCGTCGTCGTCGTTGACTGGTGCCCGGTGACCGACATGATCTCCGGCATCGAGCAGCCTGCCTCGGCGAGGCGTGTGGCGCAGAACTTCCTGAGGCCGTGGAACGGCTTGCTCACCCCGATCTTCCGGCAATACCTCATGTAAACCCGGTAGAAGGAATGCTTCGTCACCTTGCCGAAAAGCGGCTTGCTCGACAGCGCGCGCTTCACGAGGTCGAGGTTCGCCGTCGAGGCGGTGAGCGGCATGTCAATCACCGCGCCCGTTTTGGACTGCGTGTACGCGAGATGTACACGGTCATTCTGCTTGTAGAAATTCAGGTGGTTCAGCGAGAGGATGTCGCCGCGACGCATGCCGGTGCCTGCCGCAAACAGGACGATGTCACGCATCACCCCGAACTCAGGGCCAGAGATCGCCTTGTCAACGTCCTGTGGCGTCCACGGTTCCCACTCGCCGACAATCTTCACGGCGCAGCGCGACCACGGCACGCCGCCGGTGATCTTGCCGCGCTTGCGAGCGTAGTTGATTGCCGCAGACGCGAGGTTCATGACCTGAGACTTGACGCCAACAGGCAAGGTCATGTTACCGATGTCGTCAGGCGACAGCGCCGCCGCGCTGCGGTCTCCGTAAGAACTTATCAACGTCGTCGCCGCGCGTGCGTAGATGCGGCGCGTCTCAGGTGCGAGTTCAAACCACCTCACGGCAAGGTAGTGCCTCGTTATCGCGCTGACAGATCCGGCCTTGTCGGTGTCTGTAATTTGTAGCTCATCAGGTATGGTCATAGTTCCCTCCTCCTAGCAGTGTATGTTACCGAACCCGCCGTGCTCGAACGCCGAGACGGGTATGGTCATCATGATCCCCTTGTCCTGAGGATCGTTGCGGTCAACGCGACCGCCAAAGAAAAACCCCGGCTTGAAGCCAGCCTCGCTCTTGTAAGGCGAACCCGGGTAAAAGATTTTGGGCAGGTCAAGCCACCTGACCTCGCCGTGGCAATCGCGAACGACAAGCCACACCTGCAGCCCCATCATTACGTGAATGGCCAGCACGCAGAACTTGTCGCAATCAATGAGCGCGCCACCGTATCGGCTCATCTTCTCCCACGACCAGTCATCCGCCCGGCACTTGACCTCGATCACGCCGATCACGCGCCGCGATCCGCGCTGGATCATCACGTGATCAATGGCCGAGAACTTCTTCGGCACCTTCTCGTAGTCGTATCCCTTCTCGTCGGCGAACAGCCGGGCAACCTCGGCCTCGCGATCAATATCAGCCTGCGTCTCGTATCCGTCCGACCTCATTAGCGCAGCTCCGTTTCGAACTGGTTAACCAGTTTCATGAATTTGTCCCGCGCAGACTGATTAACCTTAAGATCAGCCCGGCTGGTTATGTTCAGGTATCGGCGCAAGGCGGCGGCTGCGTGGTCTTCGCTCACGTCATCGGCCAGACCGTTGTTCAACAGCCAGACCTGAAACTCCTGACGCGCGCACAGCATCGCCGCCATCGTCACCACCTTGCGGGCCTTGTCGGCTTCCGGGTTAGGAATTACAGACCCGTCATCGCCAGTGCGCACCATTGCCACAACGTACCGTGCGCCAACCCAGTCACGGAGCAGGCTTTCAGGCACGTCGTTGGGATGGATGCTCAGCTTGAGGACGTACCCGTTTTTGTCTTGCGTGATGCTGAGCTTGACGGCTTCGAAATTGACGGCGTCATCGCTGGGGTTTGGCACTCCTGTATCTCCTTCTCAATGAGCGCGGCTGTGCGCTTCAGTATGTTGTTGGCCCTGTTTGCAATCTCTGCGTCGAGTGGTGCGAGCTTGTCGCGACGATCACCAACCAGCCACATGACAGTCTTCAGGTGCTCTTTGACTTCTTCCAGTCTCTGTAAGTTGTCTCTGCCCATTTGATTGCGTCTATCCCCCTGAGCGACCACCACAGCATCTCATCTATGCCACCCTGATGCAGGTCCATATGGCAGCGGTGGCACAGTGGCACCGCCCACTTGTCGCTGCTCTTCAGTCCCATACCCTTCTCACCCACCCGCTGAATGTGATGCGCTGATGGGTAAGGGCTCCGACACGCGAGGCACGGAGAACTCCTCACGTGCCGGAGATACGCAGGCTCAGATCGCTCCGAGCCCGCCTTGTTAGAACGGGATCTCGTCAGACGAGCCACCGCCAGCTCCCTGTCTCGGGGTGTCAGCCTCAACCTTCAGGCTCAGGAACTTATTGCCGTTGTTTGAGGTCTTGCTCCACGCGACGACACGCACCTTTGCGGGCTGCTTGCCGTTGACCAGACCGGCCAGATGCCGGACCAGTTCAGGCGACAGGACGATGTCACCGCGCAAGTCTGGGGCCTTGTCGCTGGTCTTCTTGTTGTTGGTAAACAGTGCGCCCGAGTCGGGCCTCGTTTCGAAAGCCATAGTCTCTCCTCCTTCAGTTCTGCCTCGCGGCGGGTAAACAGTTCCTTGATTTCGTTGAACGATTTCTCGTTCGACTTCTTCAGGTCGGCGAACGCTGCGCTGTTCGCTGTCCAGAATTTCATAAGGTCATCGACCGTGCTGCACTCAGGCAGGAAGGTCTTGACCACCTCGACAAACAACGGCTCGCTGCCGCTCTTGCCGGGCACCTCAACGACAGCGTCGCCAGCCTGCGTGGGGATGGCAACCTCGACGGTCTCCTTCACGGGCTCCTTAGGCACGACCTTCAGGTGCTCGCGCTTCGCCTCGGCGATGTCGATCTCGTTGGCCGATGCGTATTCACCGCCGTGCAGACCGAGTGCCGCCAGCGCGCGACCGATTGCCGATGTCTCGGCGTTCTCGATGGCGCTGGTCTGGTTCACGTAAGACTTGCTCCGCCATTCCTCGGCGTGACCTGTCGCGACAATGCTGCCTTCGCCGTTGCGGATGACAGCCTTGACCAGCACAGGCTCGTCGGCACTGTTCGGGTTATAATTCACCAGCTCGGTGGTGATCCGGTAGTAGTCGCCAGACACACGACGCAGCGCCTCGATGCGGTCGGCCACCACCGTGTAGAGCTTGCCGCCCTTCTGCTTGATGCCGCGCTTTTCCTTCAGGCTCTGGATCATGTCCAGCATCTGGTTGATGTTTTCCGTGTTACTCATGCTCGGTCTCCTTTTAGGGCAAGGTTTGCAATCTCAACGCACGTGCCCGCCGTGTGTTTGCCGCTAGCGATGTTAGTCAGCGCCGCGCGCAGGCGCTCGATCTCGTGCGCAGCTTCCAAAATTGCGTTAGCGAGACCGTCGCGACCCTCTTGACGCTGTTGCCACGCTAGAATTTTTGTCCGCTCAGCGATTTCGCTGAAGAGCACCGACTTGATCCACCCTATAATTCCTCTTCGCCGGAGCCGTTGCCGTAGCCGTAGCCGTCGCCGTAGCCGGAGCCGTTGCCGTCGCCGTAGCCGTTGCCGCTGCCGTCGCCGTCGCCGTAGCCGTAGCCGTCGCCGTAGCCGGAGCCGGAGCCGTTGCCGTCGCCGTCGCCGTCGCCGTTGCCGTCGCGCCGTAGCCGGAGCCGGAGCCGTAGCCGGAGCCGGAGCCGTTGCCGTCGCCGTAGCCGGAGCCGAAGCCGGAGCCGTAGCCGGAGCCGAAGCCGAGAGCCGTAGCCGGAGCCGAAGCCGGAGCCGGAGCCGGAGCCGAAGCCGTTGCCGTCGCCGTCGCCGTAGCCGGAGCCGAAGCCGGAGCCGGAGCCGTCGCTTAGTGTGCCCATTTCGCGGCCTCGATAGAGGCGACTGCCTCAGGGGTGCAGTCGATAATTTCGATTGCTTCCGTCAGAGTGATTGAGACGGGCACCGCGACGCGGGACTTTTTATCGTCAAAACCGCTCGTTGCGATCTCGCTGAGGGTGTTGGCTCCCGACCACGACCAGATCCGCCGCGAGCGGACAAGATCGACCTCGCGCCCTTCGCGGCGGACGCAGGTATCCGAAATGGACACCAGCGGAATACGTTCTGACGATTACTGCTTTGTGGTCAGTCATTGGTTCAGTCTCCTGTGAAAGTTGGTCTGCTGTTTTCAGTTACCGAGGATTCCTCGGCAGCTGGGGCTTGACAGTCATGCTGCGTCCAATCCTTTAAAAGTTGGTCACGGGTTTTTCTCCCGCTTTCTCTCTCAGCCTGCATCCCGTTTTCCAGCCCGGTCAGATAAACGGACAGGATAGCTTCGTGGAACGCACAGCCTGTGTTGCTTGCCCTCGTAAACACATCGAAGGCAAGGTTTCCCAAATGCTCCTTCATGCCGTCTGGCATGGCCACGCGGTCGAAGCCGTCAGGGCTTCATGCCCCGGCGCATGAGTTGCCAATCAACTATGTGTTTGTGGGCCATACCTCCCCCTCCTCCTCGCCGCTGGCCGCTGCCGTCGCCAATCTTATTGACCATTAGTTGAGATCGCCACATCCGGCGGGATCAACGGCAAGAACATAGCCCTCCCACGCTCGGGCATCACCCTCGGCCCTTTTGAATGACCGATAGACGCCGACCGCCATATCATGTCCATTCCTGTCTTTGCAGATCACGACAAATCGCATAACTGATGCCTCCCTCCTCCGCTGCCGTCACTAACGACCGTTATCTCGGTCACTGTTGTCGTTACTGCCTAAACCAATGGCCCGCCGGACTATTGCCAGCGTGTTGCGCTCGCTGCGCCGGTCACTCGGGGACCGGCTCAGTGTCAGCACCATCGACCGACCCGTCGCCGGATCACGTCACCCTGACCACCGCGTGCTTGTTTTCCCTTAGAACTTCGACGCTTAGGTTTAGGTCCGTCAGGAACCTCAGTCGCTTCTTTTCCATCCTGCTCCTCCTTAAAGCGCGCCCACTGCGCGCAGGTAATCCTGCACGTCGCAGTAGTTCCTGCAACGGATCGGGTCCCCATCCCTGAGCCAGCGATCCTCATCGCTGCACTCAGGTCATTCTTCGTCCATATGAAGGGCGGACGACGCCTGCATCAGGCCCATCACCCGCTCCTCGACCCAGCGCGTCTGGTCCTCGTAGGACCACACAGGGATCTCGGCCATCACCACCGGTGCCGGTGGGTAGACCTTGCGACGCGTCACGTCAGTGAGCCGCCAGTCCCTCAGGATGGCGCAGACATGCAGGCTCTCGACCTCCAGCCCCTTCTCCTTGCGGAGCAGGTCGGCGTAGGCATTGAGCTGCTGTTCCCACTCCGGCTTCGGTCGGCTGACCGAATAGACCGACGTGAACTTGTAGTCGATGATCCCGACCTTGCCGTTCTGGTGACGTTGCAGGTCGATCTGACCTGAGATGCGCATGCCGTGGACCTCGGTGTGGATCCGCTCCTCGACGACGTGATCCTCGGCGGTCGCGCCTTCGAGGATCTTGTGAATGTTCGAGCCCATCAGGGCCCAGAACCTGTCGCTCAGGTCCTCCTTCGCCGCGATGGCCTCGGCATGCTCAGACCGCAGCACCGCGATTTTCGCGGGGCTAACGAGTTGTGTTACACTCCAGTGGCTCGCGCCTTTGGAGTATTGCTGACGCCCAAACAGGGCGACGAAGGGTGCCGGGAGATTGTGTCTGTTGCTGATCATGCGGACAGGTTATTGAAGGACATTCCGAATGTCAACTGAGTCGGGCAGAATTATTTCAGGCCGCACAAGGCGCCGGTGGTGTCAGGCTGGTGATATTTGGGGAGCCAGCCAGCAAGGCGAACAGCCGGATCGTGCGGGTCATTCGCGGGCGGGTGCTGAATATCAAGAGCCAGAAGGCTCAGGGATACAAGGCCCAGTTCCTGAAGCAGTGCCCGGTTATTGATCCGATGTTAACCGGTGACCTGTCGGTAACTATCAGCATATACTACGCATCACGCAGGCCTGATTTGGACCCGAGCCTGATACTGGATCTTATGCAGGAGAGGATTTACCTGAATGACCGGCAAGTCAAAGAGCAGCACCTCTACTGGGGCCTCGACCCGGAGAACCCGCGCGCCGAAATTCTTGTCGAACAAAGAGCTGAAGCAGCACTACCGAAAGAAATACGCGGAGCGAAAGGTCGAGGAAAAGCGCGCGCTACTGGCTAGCGTGCTTATTCAGGCGATCAAGGACGCGGGATGGGGCGGTGTCCGGGAACGCAACGACGTCATCAGGTGGCTGTCGAAGATAGACGACTTCCGCCGCATCGTTGAGCCGCTCGGCCTCAATGCCGAGGATGTCCGCATGCAAATAGCTAATTTGTTCAGGGTCTCACCGGCGCTGTCGGTGCATTACGCACAGCAACTGATCGCTCGGATAAAGAAAAATATCGGGTAGGCATGCCACCGTCAAACAGCACACCCACCCGATAAGTTGCCGTTACCACAACGGACGGAGGAGACTACACATGATCACGGTTGGTTAGGCCGTGGTATTTACATACCATCGAGCCGGTAGTACCGCAACAGGGCAAGCAGCTCGTTAACTGACTCTTTCTTGAATTTGTTTTTTGTTAAGCATGATCCAGTCCCGGCTCGGAATGCCGTTGGATCTTTCCACGCTTACCGTCGCTGATCCCGAGCTGATCGTCGTAGAACATCACAGCTTCTACAGGGCCGTAGATTTCAGATCTTTCTGACGTATGGTTTACACGCTGGTACAAGGCCCGACGAGTTAGGCTTCAGCATCTCAAGACAATCCTGTTCCCGACGCTGTTCTCAGCGCTGTGCTCAGCAGATGCTTCGCTTGTGGCGAAGCATCGACAGCCAACCGACAGCCAAACCGACAGCCAAAAAAAGAGCGCAGCCCCGAAGCTGCGTTTCTTCAGACCAGAGGTCTTCGGAAAACTTGCCTTCTCTGTACGCATTTCACAGAACAGCCAGTGTAATCTGCAGATAGATCCGAGGGACAGAGCAGACACACTCCCCCTTCCGGAGAAGCGTGTCAGCGTGACCTGCAGATGAGTCGTCGGTCCGTCGCTTTAACACAATCACACAAGGATTTAAGGGGCGGTCACCCTGCCCCGCAGTACGGTCTCCGGCTTTTCCTGCTCACGTCTGACGGTGCACCCGGGTACCGTGTGATTAGCATCCCAGATGGCTACCCGGGCTGTACGGGTTCTTTTTTCAGGCGTTGCCGTCCGGAAGTCCGAGCCCTCAGGCCCTCGACCGGCCGGGTTTCCCGGGGGTTGTCGGCTATGACGTGTCGCAGCAAGACCCTGCCGCGCCACCACAGTCCGTCCCGTTTCTCACAGATCCGGCGGCCAGTCAACTGTTTCAGATGAAACAGTTTCAGTTGTAACTAAATTTCACAAGCATTTATGTGGTAACGGGATGTTAGCTGGTCCTCGTTACTCTGTTGACATCCGGTAGCCGCACGGCAAGATTGCCCTTGCCTGTTGCCGCTGTTCGCCCCAGTATCAGGACCCCGCAGGAACACGTGATCCCGTCAGAAATCTCCCGTCTTGTCCCCCATTCCGTCGGCCAGTGGCGTGCCGCCGTGTGCCCGTGGTGTGCCAAGACCCGGAGCCCGAGGCACCGCCGGGTCCCGACCCTGAGCGTGGTCAGGAACCCGGACGAATCGGTGGGGTGGCATTGCAATCACTGCGGCGAGAAGGAAGAGGCGAGATGTTTCAGGAAGAGGTTACGGTTAAGCCTGTGCCCCGCAGCCAGCGTCAGGAACGAACGGATCAGGCGCTATCGTTTCTGGGGCAGCGCGGTATCTCCGAGCCCGTCGCAAAGAAGTACGGATGCTATCAGGTCAGCCGGTATTTCACAGGATCCGGACGTGAAGAACCGGCGGTGGCGTTCCCCGTCCTGTACAAGGGGGCCGAGGCCAGCGTTAAGTACCGGGCGGTATCGGGTAAGCACTTCGCCGCGTCTGGTTCGCCGCCCGTTCTGTTTCGGCCTGAACCTGCATGACCCCAGCAACAAGACCGTGATCATCTCTGAAGGTGAGATCGACGCGCTGTCGTGGGCCGAGGCAGGTGTCAGCAACAGCTTCTCGGTACCGACAGGGGCATCCGTGTCCGAGCAGGAGAAGGGCTGGCTGTGGCTGAGCCGCGAGGTCTTCGACCAGTCGGAGCGCATCATCCTCGCCCTCGACAACGACGAACCCGGGCAGGCCGCCGCCGAGGAGATCGCCCGGCGCATCGGCAAACACCGGGGTCTGGCGTGCGAATACCCGGACGGGTGCAAGGACGCGAACGACGTGCTCACCCGGCACGGCAAGGACAGGCTGGTTAAAGTTTACGAGAGCGCCCAGCCGTGGCCCGTGACCGGGCTCTACGACACGAACCACTACACCCAACAGGTCTACGACCTGATCGAGAAGGGCGACGACGCCGGGCTCAGCACCGGCCTGACCGGCATAGATGAGATCTATCGGGTAGGCACGGGACAGCTAGTTATGGTTACCGGCATCCCCGGCTCAGGCAAGAGTCGAGTTCATCGACCAGTTGCTGGTCAACCTCGCCGAGCAGAACGGATGGAAGGCCGCGCTTTGCTCGTTCGAGAACAGTCCGCCGGAGCACATCAGGAAGCTGGTCGAGAAGCGAGCGCGCGCCACCGCCCCGGCCGCGGCCGAGCTGGACAAGGTTATTGATTGGGTCGCTAAGCATTTCTTTTTCATCCGTTTCGATGACGGATCACCCGCAACCATCGAGGCAATCCTTGAGCGTGCCCGGGTGGCGGTGCTGCGGTATGGGATCCGGTCGCTGGTCATCGACCCGTACAACTACATCACCCGCAATCAGGATGTCAGTGAGACTTTGTACGTATCTGATGCCCTGACCCTGTGTCGCCAGTTTGCGGCCGCCACCGAGTGCAACGTGTACTTTGTGGCTCACCCGCAGAAGATGGCAAGATCTAACGGATTATCCTATCCGACACCGACAGGTTATGATATATCAGGATCGGCTGCGTGGTTTGCAAAAGCTGACAGTGGGTTGACTGTCGGCCGGTCCGATGTGCCCGGGTTCTCTGTGGTTACTAGCTGGAAGTCTAGGCACAAGCGTCTCGGCAAGCTCGGCATTGCAAACGTCGCCTACGACGTCAAGACCGGGAGGTTCTCGGACGCCGATGAACTGCCACCGATAGTTGTAAACACGGATGATGACGATGGGTTCAACTTGTAGGCCTTGCCGGGAATGTGGGGCAGATATAATTACGCGAGCTCAGGCAGGCTCGGTATTGCTCGGTTTCTTGCCAAAATAAGATGCGTTCTACGGGTGAACCGCCAGAGGTGCGACCCAAAATCGAAGGTCAGGGAGGCTTCCTGCCCTGTGTGCGGCGGGGTTTTTGCGGGCCGCCAGAACCGGCAAGATT